TCAGGTGCGGAAATGCGCCGTCATGCGTTGCAGGTCCTGCCCCAGCGACGCCAGTTCAAGGGTCGCTGCAGCACTTTCTTCGCTGGCGACGGCCGACTGATCAGCCACATCGCGCACGCTGACGATGCTGCGATTGATCTCATCGGCCACCGCACTTTGCTGCTCGGCGGCGGCGGAAATCTGCAGGCTCATTTGCTGGATCGTACCGATCGACTGGTTGATCTCGGTGATCGCCTGCTCGGCCTTCTGCGCCAGCACCACGGTGTCCAGCGTGCGTTCGCGGCTGGATGTCATCAGTGTAGAGGCCGCTTGCGTGCCCTGCTGCAAGGTGACAATCAGCGCTTCGATTTCCTTGGTCGAATCCTGGGTGCGCTGCGCCAGCGAACGCACTTCATCGGCAACCACCGCGAAACCACGGCCCTGCTCCCCCGCCCGCGCCGCTTCAATCGCCGCGTTCAGCGCCAACAGGTTGGTCTGCTCGGCGACAGCCTTGATCACATCGATGACCTTGCCGATCTGCTCACTGTCCTGGGACAGCACGTTCATCGCCGCGCCCAGGTCCTCGATTGCCACCGACAGTTCGCTGATCTGCACAGTCGCCTGCTTGACCACCGCGCTGCCGTGACGTGCCTGCTGATCGGCCAGAGTTGCGGCGGCCGATGCGTCGGTGGTGTTGCGCGCGACCTCCTGCACCGTCGAGGCCATTTCGTGCATCGCCGTGGCGACCTGATCGACCTCGACTTTCTGCTGACGCACACCGGCGCTGGTCTGCTCACTCATCGCCGAAAGCTTCTCGGCCGACGTCGAAATATGCGTCACACCGTTACCGATCCCCTGCACCAGCGTGTTCAGACTTTGCGCCATGTCCTGCATCGCGTTTTGCAGATCGCCCAACTCATCCTTGCGGCTGGATTTGGCTTGCACCGTCAGATCGCCTTTGGCAATCCGCCGCGCCAGCTCCACCGTCAGCGCCAGCGGCCCGGTGATCTGCCGCGAGATCAACACCGCAGCCAACAAACCGACCACCAGCGCCAGCACGGTCAGCACGGCAATCTGGATAAACGCACGATGTTGATCGTCCCGCGCCAGACGCTGCTGGGTGTCCATCAGCCCGGTCATGATGCTGTCCATCGCCTGGCTCTGTTGATCCACCTGCTGGCGCAGGCTCTGCTTCTGCTCGAACAGCGCGGCAACCTCCACCAGCACCTCGCGATAACGCCGGATCCCGGCCTGCGCCTCCTCAAGCTGACTCGACAGGGCCGCCGGCAACCCGCTGCGCGCCTTGCTCATGTCCGTCAGGAACGCATCGGTGGTGTCCAGCAGCACCTGCTTGTTGGCCTCGCTCGGCACGGCGATATAACGCCGCAGCATCAGACGAAACATCGTCATGCCATTGCGCAGATCCGCCACCGTGCGCAAGTCCGCCACCCGCGCACTGTCGGCTGACGCCAACGCACTGGCCGTGGCGCTCTCGAACAGCCTGTTGAAGGTCTCGGCGTACTTGTCCGACATCGCTCCTAACGGTTTCAGCGCATTGCTGGTGGCCTTGTCCGCCTCGACCAGACGCTTGACCTGCTGATCGTAAGCCAGCGTGGTGTCCTGCAAACGCTTCAAAGCCTGCTGGTTTTCCGCTCGCGTCAGAGTCTGCAAGGCCTTGGCGATCAGCCCTTGCAACACCGTCAGCCGCGACTGATAAGCCTCGGCAAACGCCGCGTCCGCCGCCGCCTCGTACTGCTTCTCCGACAACCGCATGTCCTGCGACGCATCGTTGAGCGTGCCGATCAGACGCGTGGTGTCCAGGCGATCCACCAACACATTGCTGCTGCTGTAGCCAATGAAGGCCACCGCCCCCACCGCCAGCAACAGAACGCCAAACCCGGCCCCCAACTTTCGGGAAACCTTGATGTTGCCCAGGAAATTCGATGCTTCTGCCATGTTCAGCCTCTAACGCCCTGACGCGATTCAGCGTCAGGCACAAAAAGTAGATCTCTGATAACCGGAGTTACCGCTCATATTCGGGGTCGTCGTCCTGGGCGAAATACGGGCAGCTTCCACTGACCCGGCTGCAACTGGCCAATGCGAAAAACCGTACTGACGGCCCACGCACTAGCGGACAAATCCAGGACTGACGCTGGATTTATCGTTTCAGCAAAGGTGTTGGAACGGATGCTATAAATTTTGGGAAAAGTTGTACAACTTTATATTTTTGTATAATCGTTGAACTTTTTTGAGCGCGTGATGACGCATTGCCATCACTTTTTGTGGCACATCGCTATTGCTGCGAAATCAGGCTGAAACCTGCCATTTCGGCGGTTGGTTTGCGCATCGACTGAGCGCCCTCCGCGACCACGACCTGGCCGCTCGCCACGGAGGGTCGCGATCTACGCCTTGAGCTCGACGTTGTCCAACGCCTGATTCACCGCCAGCTCTCCCAACATCACCACCTGCGCAATGCCCAGCAGCGTCTTGCGGTGCGAGACATCCAGCAACGCGGCGAAATCGTTGAGCATGGTCGTGGCGGAACCCAGAGATTCACTGGCGTTGGCGAGCAGGGATTCAGTGTCGTAGGCCGGATTGGCGAGGAACATCGGTCTGGATTGATCACCGCTGGCCATGATCTGGCTGGCTGGAGTGAGGTAGTGATCAAGGGCGCGCTCGGCGGCTTCGTGGAGTTTGCGGGAATCGAGGGATTCGTAGGGGGATGCGGGGTTGGTTTCGGGTGGGTTGGGTGTTGGTTTGAACATGGTGTAACTCCTGACGGATAAACGAAAAGGAGCCATCACTCTCGCTACCAAACGAAGGGTGGAGGCCATACGCAGGTTGGTAGACCGGTCGTCAGGAACCCCGGCGCATCCGAAGACGCCCCGCGCATGACCACCATAAAACGAAGACGAGAAACGCCCTCGCAAGACAGTAGTCTTGTGCTTCTGACGGAGGCGGGCTACCAAACCCGATCACTGGTTTTCAGTGACATAGGGACGATAGAACCCGCGAGCTAGACGCACAAGCCGGCGGATTCTGTCTTAGGTGTAGGGGGAGGCGCAAGGTGGTGTAGGAGCAGGACTGCAAAGATAGGCCTCATTTAAACAGGCGCATTTTCACTCAAAAAAGCTTCAAAAATACGCTGATTGTTCGGGATAACGTCACTAGTGCAGAGAGCAAATACGATCCTTTTCCAGCGCTGTACGTCGCTCCAGTGATGGATCGGCACTACTGGCGGTAAAATCCCTTTAGAATCATTGGCATGGCATGGTGATACGCCTTGCTTTAGCAAATTATCAGCAAACCCTCACGGATTTGGCCGTTTTCGACCTATACCCATTGCCGGTCTGTCCAATCAAAAGCTGAGCTTACCCTCCCCGGCGTCCTGCCGACCTATATCAAATACCCGCTGTACACCTACTGCTACGCTGTTCATTCAACCGAGGAACAGACATGCCTAATTCAGATTTACTACCTACCCTTTTTTCCAAGTTCAACGAAAACCAAGTCGCCCTAGGAGCCGCCATCATGGAACTCGCGCAATGGGTCGAGCGACACGGCGGCGTCGAAGCAACAGCAAACGTCCGTGGCGCACTAGAAATACTTGATTACAATGACGAATTCATCAAGCTAACTCTTGCTGTCCTGATGACTCCTGAGTGATAGGCAGACAGCTCAGCTGAAGAGCCACATAACGCCAATCACCGCAATTACCCAGCAGAGAGTCAACAAGAACGATAGCCCCGCCAGTCTTTTATCCACAAGGTCCTTCCCGTTTGGATGGATGTTGATGGCTCTCACTGTAGGCCGACCAACTCAGCGTAGCCGACTCTGTGCGCCATCATAAGCCCGGCACCCTTAGAGCGCGATCAGACCTTGATCGCGTGTTACTGGCAGCTCACCGCCGCAACGACTCTCCTTTTTTTATCCGATCTGCTGCCGGCGCTCAGTAAGTAACGTGCGCATCTTTCGATCCATGCCTGAAACACCCACCCCCGACGTCCCGCCGACCGATTACAATCTCCTATAGTCGTAGTGAAATATCCGAAAGTCGCTGGTAATCTCCCAGCCACGTTCGTCAGCCATTAAGGGATGGAGGCGAAAATAGAAGCCCTGGAGCCGCGAACCTCCGGGGCTTTGCTTTTCTACTTGGCCGCTACGTAAATAATAAGCGCAATGGCAACCATCCAGGCGATGACCAGCAGCACTCCCAGCCCTACAAAATCCTGACCCATAGCCTTTCCTTGTGCGCGATTCAATCCATTCGGTCTAGCTTAACGCAACACAGCCCTGACGTACGCCTGGCACGCCCGTAACGCGATCAGTCCTTGGTCGCCGGCGTCGGTGATGGCGATAATTCGTTGAGCATGCGCTGGGTCAAGTTTGGCTCGTACGGTTCCATGATCCAGGCCGCCGGCGCCGGCGGTGGCTGGCACACCACAGCCTTTGGCAGTGTCGGTTGCGTCGAGGAGGACTGACAGCCGCAGATCAGAAGTGGCAAGGCGATCGCGCAGGCGATCTTGGTTTTTTTGAGCATCGGTCATTTTCCTGAAGTGGGTTTGCTCGCTGGCCGCCAGCCGCTGCTCGAGCGCCAGACGCTTGTCCTGCTCGGCCTGCTGTGCAGTGGCCGCGGCCTGGGTCAGTTGATTGAGGGTTTCGGCGTGCTGCTGGGACTGCTCGGCCAACTGCTTGCCGTAACGCCAGTCCTGAAACTGCCAGGCGCTGCCGGCGCCGATCAGCACCAGCGCTATCGCGCCCACCGCTTTCCACGGAACGGCAATCACGCCAGCACCTTCAGCGCCTTGGCGTACAGTGCAGCGCGATCCTCGGCGCCGTTCGGCACCCGCCCCCGCCGGCCGGTGTTGATGATGCTGCCGATGTTTGCATTGTCGCCGGCATCGGCCAGGTCATTCAGGCCGTTCTTTTTCCAGAACCACGCCGCCGACATAGCGGCATGCTGTGGAAGCTCAAGCTGCTCCGGATGATTGATCAGGTCCAGGCCCAGAGCTTCGCCGCACGCGGCATAGTTCGCCCGCCCGGTCACTTGGATCAGGCCGCGCCCTCGGTACTTGAGGCCGTCACCGGCCACGGTGTTTCCCAAATCCTTGCGACCTTCGTAACCGCGCTGTGCGGCGGTCGGCCCCCAGATCTCGCGCACGTACAGCAGCTGACCAGATTCATGGCCAATCTGCGCGATGAACGCAGCAGCGCGCTTGGTGCCGACAATCTGGTACCGCTGCATTGCCGTATTCAGGGCAGGGGCAAAAACGCCGGCTTTGGCGCCGGCGTTCGGGAGGATCTGCAGCAACTGCTGCTGGGTGATTGTCATCGGCTTTCTCCAGGCAAAAAAATCCCGCTCAATGGCGGGTTCTTATCTTCGTTGTCGATTACGCAGGCCTTACCGGACGGAAAGTCTGATCCGGAAAATGATCAGCGCCTTCTTTCCAGCCCCGGATGAGCGTCCGGTACGCGCGCCATTGCTGCTCAGTACCTGGCAATGCATCCGGGGCACTGTCCTCCATGGCGATCAGTTGGTTGGCGATAAAATCCATTTCTTCAGTCCGCCACGCATCTTCAATGGTGCCGAGTTGGCCTATCGAAAGCGGAGGCTGCACGTACTCGGCGATCTCCCCGAAATCGCCTGCAATGGCACGGGCATGCAGTTCGCGGCCGTATTCCTCGACATCATCCGGAGACGCCGTGAAACCCACCTCTTCGCTCAGCCAGTCGAATGTGACCGATAGGTTCACGATGGTGTGTGCAGCATTCCCCCATACCGGCGAATGCGGATTTGAATACGTCATCACGAAACCCTCTGAAAAAGTGTTCGACCGCCGGCCACAGTGTCGCCCATACAGCGCCAGGTGCCGGTAGGACTGGACGTACCCTGACCGATAGCGAACGCGTATTGGAGATTTCCACCAACCGTTGTGGCGCCCGGGGTCAGTGCCGTATTGGTCAGGCAGAATGCGTAAGAGCCGATTCCGCCGACGCCGATAGCAGCAAGCTTTGCGGCGGCAATTGCATCGTTCCAAGCAGTGCTGCCGTTGATCCTGAATTCATTCCCGTTCAGCACCACCGCATTCAGCGTGCCAGATGCTGAGTTGATCAGGCGTACGTCATAGTCTGTGGTGGTGTTGTTGAAGTGAAAGTCGATGAATGGGATGGGTGCGGTGATTTCAACAGCGCCAATCGACAGCGAAGCAGACGGCCCCAATCCCACAGCCTCCCGTTGAGCAGCCTGGTTTGCAGCTGCAAGCAACGTTCTGGCGGCTCCTGTAAATGCAGTCACAGCCATGGTGTCAGCGGCGGTGAAATAAGGAATTCGGTCTGCTACTCCTGTCACTGCCGCTAATGCGTTGATCGCCGCCGATGATGCAAGGGAGCCAAACTTGTTGACCAGTATGCGAAGTTGATCAGCCGAGTCCTTGACGTAGCCCTGCATCGGCGCCAATGCATATACCCCAGCGCCAGCGGTCGAGCCTTGGTAAGGCGGAATAATGGAAATGACCGAATCGCTCGCCACGTTGCCAACTTCGTACCAGCGACCGTCTGGACCGAGAAACGCATCACCCACTCGCGCGTTGGCGGCGAACGCGGTATTCGTTCCGGTAACCGTAGGATTATTTTGGACGACAGAAACCGTCCCGGACTTGTACCAGGGCATCGAGTATCTCCTGAATATTTTTTGAGTCAGGCCAGCAATTTGGCGCAAAGGAATGGCCGGTGGCCCTGATCGGTCCAAGCTGTAAAGGCAAGGCTGTACATCATGATGCGGCCGCCGGCGTAATCGACCCCAAGAGCGCAGCCGCCGCCGGTACCGTCGTTGTGGCAGTTCATCGTGAAAGGATTGAGGGACACGTACTCACCTACCCCCAGACTCTTGTTGATGCCCCATAAGTACCGACGCCCAACACTGAGCTGCTCGGTTCCGAGATACGTCCAGTTGCCTGAAGCGAACGTAACGACCACCGCCGGGGCCCCGCTGTCGTAAACAAGCGCGCCAGCGCCATCCCACAGCCGCATCCCATACGCAGCGGTACCCATCGAAGCCCATGCCGCCACGAAATACTGCCCGCTGAGCGTTTCATTCACCCGTGACGCGTTCATGGCAAAGCCAGTCCAGTTACCCGGCCCTCCCGTAAACCACACTGAAATGGGAACCTGAATCGCGCCGCCCTGATCAGGACGAATGAACACCATTGGCGGGTCTTGGCTGGTCACCGCCCGCGCAAACGTTCCCGATGCAGTTGCAACGCCGGAATAGGTGCCTTTGGTTAGAAGGCATAGCCTGGGTGCCTCCGAATCAATTTGAACAAACGAGTTGTCATTGATGCTCTGAAAGCCGTAAGTCATACCCCGTACCTGATTGCGTAGCCTTTGGCGACGACTCTTGATTGAATTGTTGAGGCGCTGGCCGAAGGGTTCTTGGGGCGAACAACCACTTGTCCCACCGCCGTCGTCACATACGGATAAGACTTTGTATTACCAGAACCATCTGTTTCAGATGACTGCACATCCTGCGCTCTCGTCGGGATGATCATGAACACGCAATTGGCAGGGTTGAAACCGGGAATGTTCAGCGTGTAACTGGGCGTGGTACCGCTGAAATCAATCACGCCCTGCCACAGCACCTGATAGGTGAAGCTGTTGGTATCCATCCCCAGATTGCCGTTCTCGTCCCAGACTCTCGCTCCATAAGTCATGCGTCGAGATCTCCCAGCTGTACCCGCTTGACACCGTTTTGATCGAACACCTTGATGGCTCGGTTGGTCATCGTCAGTCGACCTCCACCTGGTGCTGGTCCGTTAAACTCAAGGTTTCCGGCTTTATCCAGCCTCCAGCCAAGCGTCCCAGGGATATAGTTGTCGGATTGCAGGTACTGGCCGATTTTCAGCATCGTGATGCTGCCGTCTTGGATGAACGCTGAGTTCATGAAAACCTGCCCACCCTGGACCGCAAACGGTACCGATATCGCACCACCAGCAATGGTGTTGACGATGGCGAACCGGTCTGCCGCAACCAGGAACTGGCTCTGCAATCCGGCTCCGGTGTTTTCGATACCAAGTCCGATGCCGGCCGCGACATACTGCCCGTTCGCCGTTACCTGCATTTTCACAGACCACATCGTGGACAGCTTGCCGTCCGTATTGGCCTGCGCCTGCGAAACCTGCTGAACAATCGCCGTGTTGTCACCCACGGTCGCCTGTAGCGTTTCGGTCGCTGTTACCTGAGCCTGATCCTGCGTGGCTCTGACAACCACTTCCCGGCTATACGCGGCCTGGGTGTCCCAGAGCTTCAGCGCTCCCTGAAGATCTCCCTCGCCGCCATCATCGCGATACGCAGCGCGGAGAACCTGCAAGCTCTTGGTTTCCGCTGACAGGTCAGTGATGCTCGCCGTGTTCTGCTGAACCTGCTGAGCCAGTCCGTTGGCACTTTCCACGGTCTGGCCCACATCGAGCCAGTAAAGCGGATTCGGCGGCGGCGCATTGAGTGGCACAGGCCCAGTGGCCTGATAGATCCGCTTACCCTGCACCACCAGGTCGTATTCGACATACGTAGCCTCTGGGTCATAGCCTTCCAGCCCGTCGAGTGCATCGATCTGCTCCTGCAGCCCAGGAATCTTATTGATCTCTTCGAGTAGATGCTCACCAAGTTCCGTCTCGGTGATCTTCCCAGCCAAAGCGGCGAGGTAAGCCGAAACATCGTTTGAGGTTTGGGCCGGCACATATAGAAAGGAGCTTTTCCCGTAGGCGTTCGATGAGCGGATGAAGTAGTAGTAGTTGGTCCAGAACCCCAGCCCGTTGTGGGTGAAGGTCAGGCCTTGCCCCAGATATTCGGCATCCGCAGACGTTGCCGTCGGCGAAGTGCTGAAGAAATATTCGTAGGTCCCTCCGTTCAGGCCGTTTTGCGAGTTGCTTGGGATCAGCACGATGCTGTCGATCGAGGACTGCACCACGCAGCTTTCTGGAATGGGCGGCCCGTTGATGCTGACGGTGATTGTCGCCTCACCGGAGCGCGCCATAGGCCCAACCGCCGCCACGCTCATTGTGTAATTGCCGGATGGCAGGCCGTTGATGGCGATCTCCGTCGAGGTGGCAGGAACGTTGTGCGACTGCACCGCGCTCGCGCCCTGCCGAATGATGACGATGTATTCCTTGACGATGCCCGTCGGCGGCAGCCACGACAGCACGCCCTGAGTCACCTCGGCAGTGGTGTCCTGCGTCCATGTGACTGCACTCGGGGTGCCGAGACCGCCGGCCGGCAGATTGATGAAGCCAATCGGGTTGTACGGCTGTCCAACGGCATCATCGAATATGGCCGCTTCGTACTGCTTGACCTGGACGGTACAGCCTTCGCTGTCGCCCATGGACCAGTCCGAAACGATGAACTCGCCAAGGATGTTCAGCGACGGCAAGTTGACCCGCACCACGCGCCCGGGCCGGCAGTTGTAGCCGGCGAAGTTCATCGGAATGCTGATCGCACCGCCCGCCCGGCGCCGGCGCAACTCCATGTTCGCCAGGCGCTGGGCCTGATACGGATCAGTGACGTAGGAGTAGGTCAGCGTTTCTGCCGCCTCGCCGCCATCCTCAACGATCCACTGAGCAACACTGACCTCCGGGTAGTCGGTTTCCGTCCACGATTGCGACGGGTCAATGAACGTTCCCCGGACGGTGTTGATTGCCGAGTCATTGGTCGGCTCGGTGCTGCCGGAGACAGTGCCGATCACCATGTCCTCGGTGATCTCGAAGTCATACGGCCCGTAGTACGCGCCCGCCTGAAGCATCCAGCGACCGCCAACACGGATCAGGTGGCCACCGCAGGCCGCTTCAAGCTTCTGCAGCACACCCGTGCGCTGCTCGTCTGCACCGATCACGCAACCGCTGCGATAGCGCTGGCTGGTCGATCCGTCGGCATTGGTCAGGGCCTCGTCGCACACGTTGGCAGCACTGGCGAAGGTTTCGAACACGATCTCGTCGTCCGGCACGCCGCAACGCGCACGCAGGAACCAGAGCAGGTGCAGCGCGGTATTGGCGCTGTAAACAGCGGTACCGGTGCGCGGGTCGTAAACGTCGTTGCGGCCGCGCACCACGAAACGGGTGTCCGGGATGCCCGACGGGAATTTCTCTGCGCTGTACTGCAGCGATACCCGAACGAACGACAGGCCCCGGCCGATCTGGCTGTCCTTCCAGTCTGGGCAGTTGGCCTTCAGGAAAGCGTTCACCTGAGTCGGATTGACCACCAGCTCATACGTCGCCTGCGCGCCGTAGCTGCCGATCTCTTCCTCGCCCAGATAGATGTTCTCAAGTGCGGTGATCGGGCCTTCGCACAACACGTACACCAGGTGCAGCCACTCTCCCTCACCCTGCGCACCGGCCTGCTCCTGCGCCCAGACCAGCACGCCACCGGTGGAAACGCGGCCGAGGATGAAACGGACCGGCGCCTTCGACGACCGAACAGTCTGCGCCGACGGCTCGTTGTCGCGCAGTGGCGACTTGGTATTGAGCTTTTCCTGCTGCTCCGATGCGTAAAAGGCCAGCGCGGCGCCGGCGACCGCTCCCCACGGGCCACCTTGGGCAAAACCAACAACCGCACCAACCACGACCGAGGAAAGTTTTCTGACGCCGCCGCTCATTCAACCCTCCACGCGGCCAGTGGCTCGCATACGACACGGGCTGCGCCGTCGTCGGTTGTTGCCCAATAATCGCCAGCCCAGAAAACAGCCATGCTTCGGCCGCCGGGGGCGTCGTACAGCACCACATCGCCGCGCTGGATGAACGTCAGCGGCACCCTTGCAAAATGGGCATCCCATGCAGCCTCAAGGCTGCCGTGCTGCTTTTTCAGCTGCCGCTTGGCGCCGGTTTCCGTTGTGTATTTGCCGCGGTAGTTCTCGGCCGGATCGACGCCGCAAATCGCCGCCGTGCAGTCAGCCGCAAACAGGCAGCAGTCAAATTCGCCCCATGAAAAAGGCCGCTCTTGGGCGGCCTTGATCACGTCGTTCAGACGGGTTGTCCAGTCTCGGTAGCGCATGGCTAGCTTCCATAAGTGAATGTCGGTGCGTCCTTTCGCGAGCCCCAATAAATGGGCCACTCGGACATCTGGGCGATCGCGTAGAAAAAACGGTCGCCGTCGTGGCGCGCACGATGGTTTTCGTCGGTGAAGCGCTCGGTGCCGGTGCGGCTCCACTCCGCCATCCGGTCGACCACGGGCACGGTGATGCTGTTGCCGTCCTGGCCGTTGCCGGCGAACGAGAATTTGGCTGCATCCATCCGGCCGGAAAACAGGATGTCCGCCGCGTAGTTTCCAGCCTCGTCGAACACCACGAACAGGACCTTGGCCATCCGCCCGCGGCAGCCGCGCACGTTCGTCTCGGAGAGGATGTAGGCATCGAGACCGCTGAGCGTCAGCTCGACCGACATCGGCGAACCGGAGTTGTCGCTTTCCTGCGACTGGCTGACCTGGCCGAAATTGCCAACCCCTTGATAGGTGATGCCGTCGACCACCAGGTCGCCGGTACCGGTGTGCGCGAAGACCATGCCGTCGACGAAATCGAGCTGCACGGCGTACACCGGCATGAACCGTCCGGTGGCAATGATGTTCACCACGCTCTGACTGAACGGGAATGCTGAGGGCATCAGAAGGCCTCCCTGAATTGATAACTGCCGTTCGCGACCACGGGGCGCACGGACATGGACCAGGTGTCAGAGGTCATCCGCATTTCCGAGTAGGGGTTGAGGTACTCGACAGCGGTACCGGCCGTGAGCGTCTTGCGGATCCGCTTGTTGAGCAGCACGGTCACCCTGCCCTGCGCATTTGCTGATGCAGGATCAGTGACTTCAAACATCTCGCCGGCGATGGTGATGTAGTCGCCGGCGCTGAAGGCCGGTGCGTTCGCCGTTGCGCCGCCGATGACCATCGACCGCGCCTGAGCGTTACCGGTGACCACCGTCAGTGCGCCAACGCTGTTCGTCCTGCGCCTGGTGAAGGCCGGAAGGTTGAAGGTGCCCATCATGCCGTCGAGCCGCCCGAGGAACGCCGACAGCTCGCGCTCCTGGCCCCTCGTCAATAGTCCGAAGGTCAGCGTGCACTGCCAGTAGGCGCCCGGGTAGCCGATGATTTGCTGGGCGTTCGAGAGTGTCGAAGTGAACGCCCTGCTGTTGTTGACGATGCCCCACGTCATTTCTGACGGGCGCAGCGAAGCCGGCCACGTGAGAGCCATGCGGTACTCCTTGGAAAAATCGGCGGCGTTTAGAGCTTGTGAATTTTGCTCAATGAGCCGCCCGGCCCCAGCAACTCGCCAAACGATTCAGCGTGTCCTGTCTTCATGTGCGCCACGCTTCGATCGATCAGATCAAAGATCTCCTCGCCAACCTCGTCATTGCAGAGGAGAACCCCCATGATCCGCCCCATGATCTCGGAGTTTAGGTTTGCACGATCACGCAACTCGTTTGGAGGTGTTTGGGCGTCTACGCCCTCAAAAACCACTGGGAAGATTGCACGATTGATTACCTCGATCAGCTTCCCCGTATCCAAATCGGAAACCTTCATCGATTTCTCCTAATCAGTTGCATTGCTGGTCCGTTTTGTTTGAGGTCACGCAGCATCATCTCGTACGCCCCTTTCATGCCGCGGTTCGCGCCATCATCTGCCGCCTGCTTCAGTTGCTCGGCGGTGTTTGAATCAGGGCTGCCTTGGAAATAGAAGTTCTGCTCAATTGGTGGAAGGCTCATCGATGCAGAAGAAGTAGCTGCCCTTGAAGTAGATGCCCCACCACCAACGTAGCCACCGTCAGCATAGCCCTTGGTGTTCGAGTTCATGCGCTCGAGGAATTCCCGGGCGCCTGGCTGGCTCACCGCTTCCTTGCGGACAACGAACTCGCCGCCGTGCACTACGCCCTTCGGCTCGAACTTGCCACCATCACCGGTATAGCCGCCGTCGGAGAAGCCGTACTTCGAGCTGTAACCGGCCGCCGAAGCCCCCAGGCTCGACGATGTCGCTGCAGCCGATCCAGCGGCAAAGCCATTACCGGCAGCAGATGCACCAGCACCCGCCAGTCCGCTGAACGGCGTGCCGAAGATGCCCACCGCCGCCTGACGCACCTGGATGCGGATCAGGTCGGCGATGATGCTGTCGGCCAGATCCTTGAATGACAACTTCCCGGTTTTCACGAACTGGATGATGCCGTCTTCCATGTTGCTGAAGGCATTGGTGAATAGCGATTTGCTTTGGCCGGCCACATCAGCAGCTTGCTCGGCATAGTTCTGAAATGCCGACCTTGCACCGTTCGACCAGTCGGCCTGAGCCTTATCCACTTTGGCCCAGCCATTCACCATGATTGCGACCTGCTGCGGGAATAGCTCTTCGGTGATATTGATCTGATCCTGTAAATCCTTGCGCTGCTGGTCAGTTGACGCCCTGGCAAGCTTGGTACGCAGATCAAGGATTCGGTCGTTGTGATCGCTTTCAAGCTTCAATCGCTCCGAGGCTCGCTGTGCCTCCTCGGTACCCTGCCCAATAGCAGCAGCTGCCTGATTGGCAGCTTCCTGCTGGGTTTGGAGCTGCTTCTGGATCTGCAGTCGATACTGCTCGGCCTGGCTCAGCTCGCCACTTTTTTCAATAACTGCGGCGTAATCCTTTGATGCCTGACCAAGCGCAATACCATATTGCTCCTGCGTGATCTTCCCCTTCGAAAGGGCAAGCTGCAGCTTCTCCTGTGCCTCGGTCAGATCTCGAACAGCCTGTGCTGCCGGGTCTGCCTTTTTGTAAAGGGCATCGAAGGCGCTCAATGCGGCGTTCAGCTCACCTTTTTCGCTAGGCCCCTTGGGGGTTTTTGTTGCCTTGTTTGGCGTGGTGCCGGCCAAAATTTGCGCCATTTGCTCTTCGGCAAGTTGCTGAGGCGTTTTCCGCGGGGTAGCCGGTGCGGCTGGAGCGGTACCGCCATTTGTCAGCAGCCCGTAGCCGCTGAGCCCTTGCTTTTGCTGATCAACCAGCAGCAGATTGCGACCTGCAGTCAGGTTAATCGACTTGTCGATGATCCGCTGCATCGCGCTGACTTGCCGGGCCGAACTTTCTTCGGCCGCTTTGGCGGTATCGCTCAGGGCTTTCTTTTGCGCGGCAGCCGTATCCTCAGCGGCCTGCATGGCGGTGTAGCTCGCCACCAGCAGAACCTTCAGTCGCTCCTGCTCGACTTTGTTGTTCTCCTTGACCGCGTCCTGATACTTATTGAGCAGGTCGGTCTGCGCTGCGATGGCCTTGGCTTGCTCTTGCTGCGACGAATTGGCACCCATCTTGATTGCGGTGTATGCGGCCTCAGCCGCTGCGTTTGCTCCAACCAGGTCGCGCGTCTTGGTCAGTTGCTCAATGTACTTTGCCCAAGCTTGCGCATTGCTTTCTGTCGAAGCGCCCACGGCGGCCTGAGATTTCGCCAAGTTTGATGTTGCAGCAGAGGCTGAATCCGCTGAGTTCTTACTGCGATCCAGCAGTTCGCCATAGCGCTGAGATGCCTCGTTGCTGGTGGAGTAGGTATTGGCCAAGCCGATCAGTTGCGTTTTGTATTCGGCGGACAGCTTGGTGTTATTGCCAAGCCAGGTGGTCAGATCGGCTAGCGGCTTCTGACCATTTCCGACCTCCTCGAACAAGCTTTTGAATTGACGCATTGATACGCCAGCCGACTCGCCTGTGAGGGATAGACCGGTTACTGCCGTGTTCTTATACGACTCAAGAGCATCGGCCGCCTCCTCAGCCTCTTTCTTCTGTTCGCGCATCCAGCTGGAGGCTTGAAATTGCTTCTGCTCTGCGTTCAGTCGTTTGAACTTTTCGATCTGATCTTCAAGCGTCAGATTCTGATCGATCAGCGATTTTGTCGCGGTATCGGTGCTGCTCGCGAAGTAGATTGCCGCGCCGGCAGCCAGTGTGATGGCTGTTGTCAGTAGGCCCATAGGTCCGCCAAGCAGCCCCAAGATCGCCGAGCCAGCCCTCGCACCACCGCTCTGCGCGGCGTTAAGACGAGTCTGAGCGGCATTTTGAGCGTTCATCGCTAGCGTGTCAGCTTCGCGCGAAGTCACCAGTCGTGCGTTTCCAGCAGTGACAGCAGACTGAGCGATAATTTCTGAACTGGTTGCCTGGGCTAGCGCAGTCCGTGCGGCAGTTTGTTGGGCTGTAATGATAGCCTCGGTCCGACGAATCTCCGCTAAGCGAGCGAGAGATTGCTGACGTCCAGTCTCGGTGATCTGCGACTTTAGCCGCTGAGTCTCCAGAGCCCGATCCGCGACCAGCTGAGCCTGGATAGCCTGTATTCGGATAAGCGCGCTTGCTTGGGCGGCTCGCGTAGAAGAAGCCTCGACCAGTGATCTCTGGGAAATCGCCAGAGCGGCAGCCTCTTCGGTTGCAGCGCGTCGGGTAGCTTGTGCGGCAGCGGCTGTAGACGCAACGTCGGCCTGTCTTTCGGTGACAATTTGCGCTTGTGTCGCGACGATTAGGTCGTATCTAGCCTTGACCGCCAGCCCTAGAGAGCTGACCAGTCCGACACCAACTTTTGCAGCGTATGCACCGGTTATAGCCATCAACGCATCGGTGTTGGAAACCACCGTTTTCAGGCCATCACCGCCGACAGCAACGACACTGCCGAGGCCGGTCGCGATGGACTGAATGCCGTCGATGACTTCTGGTTTCGACAGAGAGTCGGCCAGCGCATCAACCGAACTGATAAGCGGATTTATGTCGATCTGCCCGACAGCAGCAAGGAAGTTGTTTTTCAGTGCGGTCGATGCCTGCTCAAACCGGCGCGGCATGCGATCAAGCTCTGAGTTCAGCGAAGTCAGCGACTTGAGAAGCGCATTGGTGACAACCTCGGCAGTGATCTTGCCGTCGGCAGCCATCTGGCGAATCTGGCCGTTGGTGACGCCCAGGTACTCAGCCAGCGCACGGGTGATCCGCGGCCCCTGCTCCATAACAGAGTTCAGTTCCTCGCCGCGAAGCGTGCCAGATGCCAAGCCCTGGGACAGCTGAATCGCCGCGTTAGATGCCTCTTGCATGGTGGCGCCGGAAATTACGAACGCCTTGTTGATAGCATCGGTTACGCCAAGCAACTGCTCCGTGGTGTAGCCAGCGCCTCTAGTGGCATTCGCCAGCCGGGTATACAGCGAGACGGTAGACTCGAGCGAACTGCCGGTGTTGTTCGCCATCGTCAGCAGCTTTTGGAATGAATCGCTCGCTACCGAAGTCGAAGAACTGACGAGCGCTAGAGAGCCCTGCATGGACTTGAAGGCGTCGGTCAGTCGAATGATCTCGCTGACCACTCGACCGGCACCGAGGGCCGCGAACGCCACACCAGCCGCCCGAGCCGCCGAGCCAGCTCCAGACATGGAGTTGGCAGCCTGATCACCAACCACAACAAGGTTGTTCAGGGTAATACGAAGCTGTTCACCATTACGCTGCGCCTGCCGCGAATCGATGATGATATCCAGGCGACTGGACTGCTGGGTCATAACGTTTCTCCGGGCGAAAAAAAACCCGCCGGAGCGGGTTGCGTGATTTTTTGTACTGCGCTAGATCTGGATCGCCTCCAATACCCACGCACCTCTAGTCATATCAAATCTGATGGTCGCGTCGAACGGATTAGGCAAGTAAGCGCCAAATGCGTTTTTTGCCCTGACATTCGCGCTGACCCTAAAGGTGCAGGCGTCGCCTACCCGCTGAACACTGACCTCGGGGTCGTTAGGCCATGGGAATACGGCAGAATCTGGGTCTTTGAGGCGGCGCTTTACTTCAAGGGTTACGGCGCTGAACGCACTGACGGGATCATTGCACTCTTTCTGGCTCCGCTCCTTCCTGGCGTCCGCCGCTGCGGCATAACTGTTGGCCTTCATTCCGGCGGTGGGATGACGCATCAAGTAGAGAGACAGGACGAAGTTTGCGATCAGTGCGACGGATAATGTCAGCACCGAGCCCTTGACTATCGGCATCCTTGTTGGAACCTTTGGCCACGCCAGAATCAGCAGCGCTAGGCCTACTGCGACACCCATGAACCCAAGAAATCCACCGAACATTAACGCTCCTCCCTGTTTGATGGCATCAATCTACCACCATCAGAGGGAAGCACCAAAGCGGGCTGTACGAATCCTCAGTAACGCCATTTCGCTCACCGATAGTAGCCTCTCGCCTTCACGCAACGGATATCCCCAGTCCTTTGCCTGCAAGCCCATGGACTGGGATAGCGCCAATCTCGGCGCGTTTATGACCTGGAGGTCAATGTGGCAATCGATCCAAACGAACTGAGCCGTCACGATGCTTTTAACCTTGGACTGACTCGTACAGTGCAAGCTCTTGCCGCCGTCGTATACCGAGATGCACCAGAGCGCGAAAAGCTGGTGAAGCAGCTAGAGATCTACCTCAACAGCAAGGACACTGGCTTCGACGGCCCGCTGCTGGGCTACTACAAGGCGCCAATCAACGGGGCCCTCAAAGTGATTGAAGAGATAAAGGCTGCACAACCGAAGAAATGAGTTTGGTGTCCGACAATTTTGCCTGAAGCCAAGCTAGTACGTCGTGCGGCTGCCGGTCTTCTCGATCTGCAGTTCGCCCGATTTTGTCCGAATTGGACATGAATGGATTATTCATATTTTGCTCCTGCGGGACGTTCCCGCGCTGTAGTTAATCTTCATCACAAGCCGAGCACCCGAGATCACTTGGTCATTGAGCTTTCCTGCTGCTCTGCCCATCTTTTGCGGAAATCGTCATCAAGGGCGAATATCACTGCATCAAACTCTTCGCGGGAATATCGCTCACCGTAGGCTGCCAGGTAATCACTCAGATCCCGAACAGAGAGAGGTGCCGGAACACCGTTCATGCCGACATACTGCCGGCCCCGACTGATCACGTAATAGGCTTCCAGCATATCGGTGGTTGGACCGTCCAGCTCTGGCGGCTCAGGGATGTAAACCCTCAGCTTTTCGTGGACTTCTCTTTTGCGCTCGTTTTCCGGGCCCGCCCACTCGGCTGCCCAGCGGTAGGCGGCAAGGGCTTTTCCACTGTTTCGGCCACCTGCTCCTTGTGACGTAGGGCGATGTCATTCGCAGCATTCAGGGCGAGGAAGTAGACCTCTGGCATCTGCTCGATCAAAACAACGCCGCGCTCCGGGGTATACGGCGCAGGTGCGTCTGGATCTTCTGCCTCTGCAACACCCTCCCAGTCGAGGATCAGGTGCTTGCATGCCAGCTCAACAAAAAGAATATCTGGATCTGGTATTTCAACCGATGACTTCTTGAGGATGTCGAACTCTTCAGTCCCTACGCCCATCTGGCGCGAGGCGAATTCAAGGTGTCGCTGAATCTGGCGGTAGTCGCTGGTGTAGCCTGGTCGAGCGGACGATCCGATCTGCAGGCGCAGGCCGGGGGCCGGCTCGATCCATCGCGTAGACACCGCATCGAGCGGATCTTTCTTTTTCAAAATAAAGGTCATTCTGTACCCCAGCAACGAGGCCCTTTCAGGCCTCTGCATTATTAGCGGTTAAGGCGTAACAGCAGGTACGCGAGTAATCGTTGGCGGGATGCGTCGGGCCGAAACAGCCAGCTCCACCTCAATGATGTCGGTTGCACCACCGTCCGGCCAACTGCCGACCGCTTCCATTTCTGGCAGCAGCACGGTGTAAGCACCGTCAGCATTCTCGAGCGTGAAGCTCATGGCCACCGATTCGCCGGTACGCTGCTTGCGGTACAGGGCGTAGGAAGCGGCAGACCAGGCCACGGTGACGCTACCGGAGGCGCTGAAGGTTGTCGGGATAATGCTGCCGGCGAACGCATCACCCGAGCCCAAGCAGCGCTGCGTCTGGACTGCATTATCGAAGGTCAGCGACATTGCGCTGATGCAGGTGCCATTAGCAGCCGAGGCGGCCACACCATCCAGGGTCAATGCGGTGAAGTTCTTGAAGTTGAATCGAGGGCCGTCCGGCTCCGCAGCGGGAGCACTGAAGAAGCTGGTGCCATCGGCCTTGTCTTCCCAGTCGGTCGCCGAAAACGTGGTGTCAATGGTGACATCGTTGTCGGTGCCGAAGGTGAAGGCCATCGATGCCACTTGTGCGCCGCGAGCAACTGACGCAACGGTCACATCGCTCGCGTAGGAAGCGATCGAGTAGCTGATGCGCTGATTGCCCATGGTCAGGGAGTCAGCCGTCCAGCGCGAGCCGAAGCACGATTCCAGGAAGTCGTCGACTGCGCCGCCGTAGCGCCACTTCATGCCGATCGCGCCGGCGACATCAACCGTGGTCGGTGTGGTGCCCTGACTCATTCGAGTCGAGCCAATTTCGTTGTTTTCTGCGGTGTTCTGGGTTGGGCCGATACCGAACGAGGTACGGATCAGCTCTTTCCAGCCAGTTGCGGGCGTGACGCCCTGGGTTACTTCTTCAACATAGGCCGTGGCGACCTTTGCTCCTGACGACATGGGTATGTCTCCTTTCTGCGGGCATAAAAAAACCCGCTCATGGCGGGGTTGGCTGGATAGATCGGCTTGCTGGTTTTGGAGCGATGACCACCCAATCGGCAGCGATCAGCTCGCTCGATAGGGGATATGGATGTTTACTTGATACCAGCCGAAGCCATCATCTCCCACGGTACTGGCCGACACGGCGAAACAGTCGAAGCCGTCCTGGCTGAAGAACTGGAAGTGCTGGACCAGAGTGTCAGCCGCCTTGGTGATGGCGAGCGTGCCAGTGTAGGTCTTGACGAACAGCTGAATGATGATGACTCCAGTTCTGCGCACGCATGGCGTCAGGCCGATCTCGGGCGCGCTGGACAGGCCAGGAACATCGGCCAGCCTGGCCCATATCGCTTTCCCGGCAGGATCAAACGGCTTCGGCGGGTTCGGATAATCAACGCTTGCCGCCGGGATGCCGGTCCATTGGGTCATGCGCGTGGTGACGATGTTTCGGATCTGCTCGAAGGTCATCTGCTATACGCCTGTGAGACGCCGTTGAAGGACGTTTCGTAGATGCCTGCCGGCGCCTGCTTCGAGTAGCCATCTTCGAGTTCCGCAGCATACGGCAAATTGTTTTGGATGAAGACTTGCGTATACGGCTCAAGCCCGGTCATCGCAGCAAGCCCGCGGGTGATCGTCAAACCACCAGAGGGATCGAGGCTTTCTGTGGCTGTATAGACCGGCGCCCCCACTGTCACAATGTTGTTTCCTCGGAATCGACCGGTGTCCACCGGTGACCGCAAGACAATCTCGTTCAGCATGGCCATTGCGATCACACGAATTCGCTTCGATAAATCCTGCTCGACCACGTCAGCGAACAAACTCGGTGAAGTACTCCACCCTCTGCTCTTGGCCATTTCACTTCCTCATCTGGATCTCGTAATGAGCAACTGCCGGATCAACGCCAGGATTGACGATGGTGTAAACAGCAGGATCGCCCGTCAGCAGGTCGATGGTGGTGACCTTGTGGCCGATGGCAGGCTTGTCGGTTGTTTCGTTCGCGAGACAGATCAGCAGCACGTCACCGACCTTGATGTTCACGTTGTCGATGCGCCGGCTGTCGTAGTTGTCCAGCACGCCGCGCCCGGTGTAGGTCACAGGCTGAGCGGTTGTCTCTTCGGTCACCGGGTCGTAAACACCGGGCCCCAGGTACTCGCCGGTGAACGGCTGTACCGCATCAGCTAGGTCAGTGTCGAAGGCCTCGGCCAGATCCGCTTGGATCTCTTCACGTAGGCCCATGGGTCACCTGTACACGTTGAAGCTGAAGCCACTGGCGCGCCAAGGCGCGAGAAGCCCCAGCGCGAACTGAACGCCATCGGGCAGCGCAGTGGATTTGCTGGTGTCGATCGAGGCAAACGTCTTGCTGGTGGTCACCGAACCGGCCTTCACGGTCTTGGCCTCCAGCGATCCCTCGGTCTGCTGCTGGTACAACTTGCCCTCAGAGGCGACGACCGCCAGTTCGGCGCCAGCCTGTTTCACCCCTTCAGGGACGGCGTCCATATCGACGCCAACGAGGTTGAGCGAGGTCAGATATGCGTTCGCCTGCAGCACGGCGCGGGCCTTCTTGTCGTCTGGCGCCCACGAAGGCCCGAGCTCAGCGTCAACGTCCGCCACAGTGATGTAGGTAGCCATCAGGCCTCCACTTGAATGAGTGGGGCCGAAGCCCCGGGTGTTACTGGTTGGCCTTCAACAGAGCGAGCAACTCAGGCTTCGAGTCGTTGACCTTGTAGGTAACGCCCTTGGCGTCGAGCTGTTCCTTGATCTGCACGACGGTAAGATCATCGAGAGCTGAGCCGTTGTTCTGCGATCCAGGAGTCAGCCGCGCGACTTCTGCACGGAGCGAATCAACTTCACCCAGCAGTTCATCGCGCTTGCTCTTCAGTGAGGCGATGCCTTCGTGAATAGAGGTCAATGCATCGAACAGGCGAATCGGCAGTTCGCCGGCGCCAGGATGTTCCAGTGGAGCGAGACCCTCGGCCGCTTCGATCAGCAGCACGATGCCGTCGCGCTCTGCATTCAACTTGCCGATCAGCTCCTGCAGCGCTACGCCTTCAACACCGCTTTGGCCATCGATCACCAGAACCGTCGCGGGAGCAGCCTGTCGCAGTGTCACTTCAGGCACATCGAAAGCTTCACCCTCGCGGTCTTCGGTTACGTTCGCGTCGACGATGCGCAAGCCGCGCTCCTTGGCCAGCGCCTTTACGTTTTCCCGGTATTGGTGGAACGGACCGGGCAGATACCAGATTTTGTTGCTCATGATCATGTCCTCGCGGAGCCGGGCACAAAGCCCGGCTCAACAGTCAGGGGTTACTTGGAGGCATCACCGATCAGAGCAACACCGGCGGTGTGCTTGATGCTGGTGGCTGTCTTGTCCCAGTTGGTGCCGGTCGCCAGTTCGGCGTCGGTCGGAGACTTGCCGCCGGCGGTGGTATCCCAGGTGTAACCCTTGAGACCCAGGCCGAAGGTGTAATCGGTCTGCAGCGTGGTCTCGATGCGTTCCTTGCCGTTGGTGGTCTGGACGTTGCTGATGATGTCGCGGCCGTCGTGTACCATCGCCGCGCCTTGCACCAGCGACAGGACGATTTCCTTGTTCGGCGTACCGGTCTGCATGAGCGCCGGAGCGTCGGTAACCACCGAGATCTTGCCGAGGATGTCGACCACGCGAACATTGCCCGCTTGGAACAACTGCTCGCTGTTGGTAAGCGCCTGGCCAACCAGCTTATGGTAGGTGGTGCCCTGCATGATCTGAGTGACCAGCGACTGACTCGCATCGCCGAACTTCGCGTGAGCGTTGTTCAACGCGGCCTGGCTGATGCCGGCGGTTGCAGATACGTCGTTGACGGCCGCGGCCTGAGCGGTGATAGCGGCCACCAGTGCAGCGATAGCGGTGTTCAATTGATCCTTCAGCAGGATCTCAGCGAACGCGCGCGATGCGACTTCGATGCCCTGCGCGGTTGGACGCTCCAGCCAGGTCATCTGCGATGGCTCGTAGCGGATCGGGCCGAAGCCGCCAGCCACTTTCACCGAGGAGTTTTTCAGTTCGGTCAGGTCGGTGATCGGTGCGGCACCGTTGGCGGCGTAGCGATCGACGCGGCGCTGAGCGGCGGCCAGGGTCTGGAAGAACGACTCCTGAAGGAAGTCGCCGGTGAAGCCGTCAGGCGACAGCAGGATGGCCCCGCGGCTGGCAGCGTTAAACGCCACCAGCATCTGGTCCAGCGTCTCGATGGTCGCCGGCATTACGTATTCGTTGAAGACCTGCATTTGCGACAGGGACATGAGTGATTTTCCTTATTTCTGAGGGAGGTCTGGGAACCGGCTCGCGATTGCGGCCTGTCGTTCCTCTTTGGTGCCGCCGATGTTTCCTTTTGCGGCCCCGCCGCCTTTCCCAGCACCGCCGGCCCCGCCGCCAGATGCCTTGCTGCCAGCGATCAGCGGACCAAAGGCCGGATCGTTGGTGAATTCTGCTTTCAGCTCGTCCAGCGTTGCCGCCGAGAGCTTGCCGGCCGCGTCCAGCACGACGACGGTTGGCTTGCCGTCGCGCTGCTCAACGCTGAGCCGGCGTTCGATGTGGGGAAGCAATGCCTTGGCGCTGCCAGGGATGGCCAGAGTGGTCGCGATCTCGGTAGCCGTGCGGCCCACGGTCAGATCCCGGATCTGGCCTTGCAGGGTGGCGCGCTCGCTTTCGAGGGTGCCGGTCAGCTCAGCTTCGCGGCGGTTGTATTTTTCGGACCAGCTCTGCTCAAGCTCTTCCACGTTGCCGGACTTGCGCGCAGCTTCCTCGCGATCTCGCTGAGCCTGTTCCTCAGCCTCACGCTTCAGGCGCTTCGCCTCTTTGGCCTCGTTGAGGAGAGTGGTGAGCTGGTTTTTCAGCCCAGATACATCTTCGGGCTCAGGCAGCCCCTCAATGTTCAAGACGAACTTGCCGTCCTTTTCGACGTACATTGATTGAACGGATTCGTCGACGCCGTCGAGGCTGTCCAGTTGGAATTTCAAGGTCATTGCTGTCTCCCAGAGACGTAGTGCAGGCCCTGCCTGCGGACATAAAAAAGCCCCACCGGCTGGCAGGGCTGTTCAATTCGGGGTGGTGCTAGAGGCCGGCACGTTCAAACGCCAGTGGCTCCAGGTCTTTCAACTGCTGGAGAGTGAGCGTTTTGCCGTTGTCGTCGATGAACTTGTCGAGGGTCAGCTCACCTTTGCTGAAAAGCGCATACCGGTTCGGCCCGAGAATGTCGCGCTGAAACGCCGCGGGCTGCCGTGCCAGCCATTCTTGATAGCTGGTCTTGCTCGACACCAGCGTCAACCCGTCAGGACCGATTGAGGGCCGCGTCGAGCCTTTGATCTCTCGCGCAAACTCGTCCTTCAGCACCGGGATGAGCGTTGTGCGGCAGCCCCAGTGATACGGCGGCTTCGGCCCGTCCAGCGGGATCACCGTCTGGTCGACGCTCATGCAGAACAGCGTGGTCTTCGAGTCCAGGGTTGCCACCCTGCGCATTCCCGCAAGAATGTCGTCGTTCGCCTTCAGCACCTCCACCCGCGCCGTGCTGGCGATGTGGTTGGTCATCGTGCGGACCAGTGCGCCGGCCTGATCCTGCTGCAACTGGTGAATGCTGGTCAGGCGCCGGCTGATCTGCTGGCTGGTTTCGCCCAGACTCGAACCGATCTGAATCTCGCCGATGATCTCGGCAGCCTTCTTGGTCCCGAACTGGTCGAGCGCACCGCTGATGCTGATGCGCTGGATGCCCTTGCGTGCTTCGAGCTGCAAAGGATCTGCCAGGGCAGCAGCGGAGATCATCTCGGCCGATGGCGTGTTGAGCTGAACAACCGCACGGACAACCTTGCCCAACATGGTCGCGTTGAACTGCGCCTCATACGTTGCGAACTCGCTGAGATCCAGCTGCGTGCGCCCTTTTAGGTCGTCGTAGATGCCCCGCAAGTCGCCCTGAAGCGTTTCAATCTGAGAGTTGTACCGACGCGTACCGTAAGCGCTCAGGCCTTCCGAAACGCGCTGCTTAGCGGTCTTAATGGCTTTGCTGATGAACGACGCCACACGCTTCAGGTTTCCGCCAGCATACCGCTGGACGTAAATCTGGTGCCGCGTGGCGGCGTCCTCAAGAAAGCCTTCATTACTCATCGTTCCCGCCTACCGGTGGCGCGCTGGCCAGCTCTTCGTCAATCTTGTCGTCGGTGCGATCAGCTTCAAGCACACCCCCCTGACGCAGGTTTACCCGGACATCCGACTTCGCAATGAAGCCCTGCTGCCAGAGCTGCACCTGGGCAACGATGTCTTGCGCGGTCATCGTCTCGTCGAAGAAAGACTGGTTGAGCCAGAACACCGTGCCCTTCTCGTCTGGCGCATCCATCATGAAGCGCTCAGCGTCGAGGATCGCTCGCTTCAGCGCCTCGGATACGTTGCCGGCGATAGTGCCCAGCACGCTGTTGTCCGAGCTGTACCGGATTCGAACAGCCTCTGCCGTCTCGGCGCCGCTGCCCTTCTGGACTACACGGGCGCCGATCATCAGCATCTGCTCTTCCTTGTCCTTCATCAGGGTTCGGGCGAGCTGGGTTTCGGTGGCCTGCAGCATGACCGCAGACCCGGACTTGCCGAGGTTATGTCCGCGCCGCGAGCCGATGTGCATGCCGTTCGGGTTCAGTTTTGCGAACTCGTCGACTGCGATGCTGGTGGTGATGAACAGCGTCGGCTGGCTGCTGATGAAGCCGCTCTCCTCCACCGTGGCGCTGTTGCCGTAGTGCAGGATATTGACATCGGCCAGGTCTTCCAGCGGAGACTTGTCGATGCTGGCATCGTTGCTCTGCGCGCCGTAGAAGCTGAACGGGATGTGATCGAAGGGCTGACCGGCCTTGTCGGTAGGCTGCGTCTCCTCGACGCTATCTTCGCCCTCCTTGTAGACGCGCTGAATGTATCGCCCATCGACCAGCAACAGGACCCGGTTCTGCGTGTACGTCTCGCGGGACAGATCGGCGGCATTGAACTCGGATACGCACTCCCGTAGGTTTACGTACACCAGACGCTTCACGCCATCGATCACCTGCTCGTCCCAGTCGATAATCGACAGGGCGTCGTAGTGGTGGATCAGGGCGCGCTTTGTAGCAAGGTCGGCCATCGAGCTGACACCGCTTTCAGTGGCCACGGTCGGGAAGTCGACCAGAAAGCCACCTCGCCCGCTGTCCAGGCACTCGCCAACCGATTCCTTCGATAGCTGCTCAAGGCTGGTACCGTCGCCGCTGGCGTTCTCCTTCAGGTACTCCACCGCGCCTGGCAGTGACAGCTCCGCCGTCTTGCGAAACACCGCCCCCATCAGGCCGGTGCGAGTGCGACCGGTGATGTTTAGAAACATCGCCCGCTTTTTGTACTGCTTGTACCGCGCCAGGTTCTCCGGAGATTTGTTTTCCGGGTCTGGCATCGGCAGGTATTCGTCGTGCTTGCGCACCTCGCGCGCGCCGGCTACGCAGCGTTTCACCAACTGCCAGCCAGGCAGGGCTTGTGCGTACTCTGCCCGGGGAGTGCTGAAATTCGCCATGGATGGCCTCAGAAGCTGAATGTGACTGGAATGTGCGTGACAGCTACGCGCTTGCTCTTCGCGACAGCGAAGTAGCGCCATGCGTCAGCAGGGTGAGACGCCCAGTCATGCAGCGGCCGGTCTTTCCAGCAGCCCTTCTTGTCGTCCCACTCTTTGCGGTAGTTCTCCAGCGCGGTGATGCCCTCTTCGCACTTCGCCTCGTCAAAAGCGCAGTGGGCGAGGATCTCCCGCGCTTGGTCGATGCCGTCGTCCACGCCGATCTTCGGTACGACCTGGAACGTCATGCGGTAATGCTGGCCGTCGATCTCGTAGCCTTCGCGCGCCATTTCCCGCCGGGTCTTGGCATCACTGCCGAACTCGCGGTTGTCGATGTCGTGCGGCCCCCAGTGCTCGGAGTACGTGTAGCCCTTGTCCTTCAGCACCTTCATGTAGTGCCGCAGGCCTTCCCCGCTGTTCTGGTAAAAGTCGATGACGTGGTATTCCGTGCCGACCTGACGCACGAACCAGATGGCCGTGGAATCACCGACGCCGATGTCCCAGAAGGTCATCACCGGCAGGTGGCTGTTGTCTGGCAGCGTGCCGATTCGCTGAGCGGCATACAGCTTGATGAACTGCTGGGCGTAGTAAGCGCCCTCGATCGACTGCTGGAAGGCTTCGGCCGGGATCGACGGGTATTCCCGCTTCATGTCGTCGCCGAGGGTCTTCTCCTTGGCCGCGTACCAGGCGCGCTGACCCGGGTTCGTGTCGATGCCGTGTTTTGCGAACAGCTCGTTAAAGTAATCGGTCAGGCGCTGCGGGATGATCGCTTCGGTTGGATCGAGCCAATAGGCCTTGTTCTTCCACCAACTGAAAAAAAAGAACTTCCAGTCCAGCTTGCCGAGCGGCGTGCCGGACAGGAGTTGCTTCTCGGCCGTCTGCGAGTAATCGAAGAAGTAGCCGGCCCGACCCTCTGCCGTCGATTCAATTGTGACAAAACAGTCGGTGGCCACCGCCTCAAAGGCACCGGTGACGATCTCGCGCGCCTTGTGCGGGAACTTGGCGCAGATCTTCCCGAACTCCGAGACGTGCAGGTAACGCAGCGTGCCACCCCGAAACGAGGTGCTGACGTAGAGCGAGCCGCCCTTGCTGAACACCAGCTCACCGGCAGCGTCGTTGCTTGCAGGGTTGGCGGCGCGGATCTCTTTCGGCAGGTTGTCGTAGGCGTACTTCACCTTCTCCCGGAACAGGCGCTTAGCGTCGTTCAGGGTGTGAGCAATCAGCGCGCACTTGGCCGACTCGAACAGAGCGGCGTCGAGCTGGATGATGCAGCACTCGGTTGTGAAGCCGAGCTGCCGAGCCTTCAGGATGATGTTGCGGGTATGCATCCCGTCGAAGTATTCGATCTGCTCGTCCGTCATCCGGAAGCGGACTTTCTTGCCCTCCTTGTCGGTGATGAAGTAGAGATTGTTCAACCGCCAACGCTTATCCCGGAGCAGCTTCATGTGCTCGGGCTTCATGTCAGGCGTCCTTCGATAGTTCGTCCATCATCGCGGCCAGGGTATCGACTGTCTTGTCGCCCTCTTCCGTGTCGAGGTTGTAGGCCTGGCGCTCGCCCTTGATGACCTTGAGCTGGGCATCGACGCCGGCATTCAGCGCGCGGGAGAAGTCGCCCAGGTTCTCGGCGACAACATCCATATCGTTCAGCGTGTCGCAGAGCTTGTCGGCGATCTTGCGCCACTTGGCCAGCCCGGTACGGTGCGAAAGGACTACAGCAGTAGCCGCATCAGATGCTTCCGCGACAATCTCGTCATCGGTACGCGCTACTGCGTCCTGCGTACCATCGGTGCGTACCTCGGCGCGTAACAGCTTGTCTTTGGTGGCCTTCTTAACCTTTTCTGTAAGGTCGCGAGTCCACCCCTCCTTCTTGGCCCGCTTGCGTATCGCGCCATCAGTCAGGTCGTGCTGGTCTGCGATTGCTCGCACCGAAAGCGACCCGGCCCGGTAGGCTCGCTCAATGCTCTCCCAATCTGGAACTGCTGATTTCGACATCGCCATAACATCTCCCGGCAAGAATGTCGCAGATCGTCCCCTGCTTCACGCCAAGCATGGCGGCAAGTTTCCTCTGCGGAATACGATCCCCGGTAGGCTTTGACGCATTCTCTCGAACCATCACGACTTGATCTGGGGTTAGCTTTTTCTTCGCTTCGCCGCCCATGCGGCCATAGGCAACAGATGCCTCATGCCCCCTAGTCGCATTGGACTTGGAAGCTATGTCTGAGAGCTTTTGCTTGCCTAGCGTGGCAGCGCGCTTGTGCACCGCTCGACTTCTTTGCGAGGCCGGCTTATCCAGCGCATTGTCCCGCGCAGTGCCGAGAGCCAGATTTCCCTCCAGACAATTGAGCTTGTCTGAATTGAGGTGCCGAACGTGAACAGCGGCACCGCCGACAGCGGCATCACCCCACAGGGAATAGGCAATAGCCTTGTGCAGGGTTATATGTAAATGCTCGCCATCTATCTTGGCTTGTAGCCTCAGGTATCCAGCCCCATTCGTGCTCGGCAACCATTCGCTTCCGTCTGGCCGATACGCCTTACCAGCAACCGCATCAATTCGATAGCCGGATGCCAGCGCCTTACGGAAAAGGCGTAGGTATTTAGGCTCGGGTTTTCCCGCTACAATGGAGTCAGTCATGGCCGTGATCCTTATCCGATCAGGTAGTGATTAGAAGCCCGGACGTGTTAGCGCACTCCGGGCTTCGTCATTATACCAGACCTACCGCCTCCCAGTCGGGTTGCTTGGTTGTCATGGGGATCCTTATTTTTGCTTGATGGTCATCGTGCGGATAGTGCCACCGGTGTAGATGTCTCGCTTCATGGCGGCACGAACCGCGCCCACCGCGTTTGCCCCCATATCCATCGCTGCTAAGGCATAAGCGGAGCCACTGCCAATAGCGTCAGGGTTGGATGGGTCGAGCTCCTGCTTCCAAAGGCCCGTCTTGTCGTCGTGGCCGACCATCATCAGCTTGCCACCATCGACGACATAGCCCGAACACTCCACAGGAACAAGCGAGGGGGTTCCGAAGTAGGCGGCAATCAAAGCCTTCTCGTCGCATACAGCTCCAGCCAGGAAGAAACTGACTCCATCAACGGTCGCGCACTTCAAGCAATCATCTGAGACGATCGCGCCCGACCTGGTCTGCCGCGAGTCATAGGCGATAACACCGTCCTTGTAGGCAATGGTTGTCATGTGGGCCTCAGCTGAATGGATCCGCAGGTTTGGCGATCGAGCGAACGAACCACATGAAGCCCTGCTGAAGATTGGTCTTGGCCAACGCCAACAGCCGAGGGTCAACACCTTCAATCTGGCCGATCTGCTTGAACAGTTCGCCGGCGTCGACCTCCAGAGCCTTGATCGAGTTCATACCGTCGATTTCGGACTGGGTCAGGTCGCGGTAGCCGGTGATCTTCTTGTGCTGGTTATCCATGCTGCTCTCCTCGTCGCGTGTCGCGACACAACTTGATGATTCTCGAAACGTGTCGCGACTTACTCGGCCTTGCGGCTCGGCAACTTGAAGTCAGTCACCCGATCCGCAATGTTCCGGATCTTCTCCACTCCCAGGAAGCCGACCCAGCCGCCGGCAAAGGTGGCCATGCTCTGAGGAAGGCCGAAGAAATCCAGCCCGCTGATGATGGTCAGCGTTAGGCCGCCGCAGATGGCGCCTTCCACAAGCATCTGGCGACGTGTACCGCCACCGTAAGTGATCCGCAAAACGGCCATCGCGCAGGACAGCGCAGCCGCATAGAGGATCGGCGAATGCTGGCTCAACCACGCAAGCGCTATCGCCCATGTGTCTGGTTTGTCTGGCATGTTTGGCATCTCGGTTCCTCCCCGTCAGGGAGTCGGGAATAAAAAAGCCCGCTTGGTGGCGGACATATGGCTCCGTGCTATCGTCGAGATCCCTACAATCGCGACAAAGGATGGAACCATGGCAAATTTTATAGTGACCTTCAGATTTGAGGCAGACGACACATACAATGAGCGTTACACCTCTTTTGTGAAGCAGGTAAAGGAACTGGCGAAAGAAGTCCCTTGGGACGAAACGTCCTCATTTTATGTTTTCGAATCCGATCTGACAGCGGATAGCCTCTGCACGCGGCTTTGGACCGGCAGTGAATTCGACTCGAGCAAGGACATCATGGTTGTGGTCGATGTATTGAACAGAGTGAGAGCGACCAAAGGACCAATCAAATACCCCAATCTCCTTGCAAGCCATTTAGGTTTCTAAAAGAGTTAGCCCGGCCTCAAGCTCAGCCAGCCTGTCGTTATACTTTTCCAGGCTGGCCTCATTGAACGCTACCCACTCAGTTGTTTGCTCTAGACGGGCGACAGCCTCAGCGTGCATTCGCTTCACCTCAGCCAATTTGGCTTCCTGTGAAATGATCGACTCAACGATCTGCCGGTATTCGCTCTTCATCGTCTACCTCTTAGATGCGAAAGAGCCCCTGCGAATACAGAGGCCCTGAATAGGTGCGCTCGTCTTTCCGAGCTGTCGGCCAAAGACCTTCTCAACGTCGACGCCCCTATGCATCGATCTCGCTGATCCAGTCTCGCGCCACCCCGAAAGCAAGTTTGAGGTCAGGATGCGCGGGCTGCCGGTGTTTATCCGTAGCACTGCACTTGCCGGCTTATCAGTGTCCAGACCTCCCGAAGGCCGCTCTGGCTGCGGTGATTTTTAGGCAATAAAAAACCCGGCGCGGTGGCCGGGTTTCGTTTGTCAGTCCTACACACGCAGGAATGACAGGATGGGGTGATAATGGCTCATTGGCTCAATGGCCGTCAAGCAACTTCTGACATCACAAGGCCTTCATTTTCGAGGATGTGTTGAGCCTCGATCAAAGCCAGGTCCACACTGCCCTCCAACGCCTTGCGAATATCCCGGCGCCACCGCTCTTGTGTCTTGATCGGGTGCGGCTCATTCGACCAGTTATCCATCTCGTACCAGCCGGCCGGGAGCACATTGGTTGAGCGCTTTCCGTCAACGCCCGGCAGCTTTGGCAGCGCCCAAGTGACGACGGCACAATGCAGGAACCGCTCCGGCGCCGGCGAACGCATGACCTTGGTCAGCTCCGCAATGGCGGCATGCTTTCGGTCCATGTGTGTCGAAAACTTTGCCACTAACACACGCCAGTGCGCCGCCGACAGCGACTTGTGCAGCCGGCCGAACACCCAGCAGTCGGTGAGGAACGCAGCCTCCTTGCCGACGATCTCCCCTTTCTGTTTGGCGCACTGCACCTTTGGCTCAAAGTCGCAGCCGCCGGCGGAGTTGATGGTTTCGGCGGCGAGCGCCCGGACTACTGCGGATACCACGTTGCGATAAGTCATGCCGCTCTCCCCTTCAGCTCTCTTGTTTTTGCCCGGTAGTCGGCGGTCATCGCCTTCAATTCTTCGATGGTGTACTTCTTGGCCTCATGAGGGCCCTCAAGCCATTCAACCGCCTCCACGCCAATCTTCTTGATCAGGCCCGGTCGATACCCCAGCAGATTCCCCGACTTGCCCATGTTGCAGTTGCGGTTGCATTGAAGATGTACATTGAGGGGCTCGAAGCGGAGCTCTGGAGCGGCGGCAGTTGTTCTGTAGTGGCCCGCACAGTACTGAACATCAGCAGTGGTTCCGCAACTGATGCAGGGCTGACCGATGTCACGCTGGCGTATCCAGGCATTGAATGCGTGTTGCGTATCCTTGAGGTGGTCTGCGCGACTTTTGAGGGCCTCTTTGCGCACCTTGATGTCACGTCGCCCGATATCAGCAAAGGCCTTGCGCGCGCTTTCCTGGCCTTTCTCCGACTTCCCGTGAGCGATGGCGCACTCGACCTCTCCGCACACCGCCTGCGAGCTTCTGGAGGGTGTGAACATCACCCGGCACTCTGGGCAGCGTTTGCGGCGCGTGCCACCGGACGCGAGTGGAGTCTTTCGTTGCAGCGGTGTGCGCTTCATACAGCCTCCTTGGCTTTCTTCTGCTCAGGGGTGAAGTGCCCGCGCAGGGGCATCAAATTACGCGTGGGGATTTCGACCTCTTGCATAGGGCCTATGCCCAATTGATCCTGCATCTTTTTCGAGGGCAGGAGCGGGTCATTCAAGCTGCGCACCAACCACATATCGTGCAGGTTGGAATTAAGAAAATACTTCCCTTGAATCTTGATCCCGTCGGGTATGCCAACGTGGCGAAGCAGTTCGACCGTCCTGAAGTTGTTTTTATCGCTGAGCCCAACTGTCAGAGCCAGGTCGCCCGGTTTGAAGTTATTGGTCATAACGGCCGTCCCAGTGGTCAGTCGCACTCCACTTCACGCCATGCTCAGCGCCGAAGGCATGCATCAGCTCGAACAGATCGCTGAACCACTTCTGCGACTGCTTGCGGGTCGATACCGCCATCACAACAAAGCCACCGTCGAGGCCAGGCTCCGCGCGCTGCTTCTCCAGCGAGGCACTGAAAAGGCACTTCCAGTCTTCACTGGTCAGCTTCTTGCCGTGCCAGACCACTTGCTCGGATACGTCCTTGAGCATTGCCCACATCTTGCGGTTGCAGACGTCCGGTCGTTTCTCGTCCTTAATGACCACGATCTTCGGCTTGGTGAAGTCGGTTGCGTGCAGGATGCCCATGAGGCGGCTGATATCGCGTTGGCTGCGGATTGCGAACTCGTTCATGGCTCCTCCCGCTCGATCATGGATCGCAGGTCGCGATCGAGGTCATGCACGGGCACCCAGTCGTGGCCAATGTTCATTTGCACAGCCACATAATCATTGGTCGGCTGATCGCACTTCTTGCGCAGCCAGGTGTAGAGAACGTGGGTTTCGGTCATGGACTGCTTGTCCTCGTCCAAGCGATCGCAACGAAGGCGCAACGCCTCGTTCTCAGCCTTCAGCTCAGCATTCACCTGTTCGTAGGCTTGGTAGCCGGTCTTGAGTCCGGCGTTTTCGACCTTTAGTCGGGCTACCTCATCCATTAGCGCTTGAACGTTGTTTGATTCGTTTTCCCAGTGTTTGCGGGCGGAATCATGTTCGGCAAGCAGAGCCTGGGCGTGGCTGTAAAACTGGCGGCGGCTGTAATCGCTGTGCATTGCCAAGCTGTATGGCTGGGCGATGATGCCTCTTGTCATAACACTCATGCCGTCACCGCCATTGTGATCAGGACGCAGAAAATACCGATGCCAAAGCCTGCGAGCCCCGACGCAACCGCAATCAGAAAGTGAATAGTCATGCTGCACCCCGCTGAGAAGTCCGAAATATTTGGCGATCGAGAAATGCTTTCAGCGCCTTCTCGCAAATGGTTGGCTCCGGCATGAGGGTCAAGCGCTGGGCGTTTGCCTCGGCATGCGTTTCGCGGAGCACGCGCTCCATGTCTGAGCGGTCCGCGCGAACCAGGAACATTTCCTCCATGATTTCGCCGATTGGCCGTACGTAATCCATGTCGTCCTTCTGGACTGAAAGGGACATGCGCGCCGCTGCTTCGGGGCTGACGTGATCGCGAACCAGGCATTGGAGATCGATGGGGGAGATGTTGTGGTGCCAGCCGTTCGCGCCACGCATAAGGAGTCCGCAATTGAACAGCCCGCCACGGTCGGACTCAGGCAACCCGATAAGAAACATGACCTCTTTGCCGGTCCGCGCCATGACTGCATCAGCCTTCTGGATTTCTTCAGGCGTTGGCTCCTTGCCTTTCACTTCAAGGTAAATGCCCGCGTTCGGCAGCCAGAAGTCCGGGAGGTAGTAACCCTCGTCGACGCGGACAAGATCCGGCTCGTACAGGTAAAAGATTCCGGACGCTTCCAACAGGCGGGCCCACATAAGCTCGGTGTAGGAGCGAAGCCGGTAGCCGTTATGGTGATAGATCGTTCTGCGCTCTCTCATCAGAAATTCACCTTCACGACGTTGTCTTGGCGGGCGTGGTTTGCCAGCGGAAGGAAGCGCGACTTGGCGCCCTGGAAGGCGGTCGGAACCATGCCAATTTCGCCATCCCGGTTTTTGCGGATGAGAATTTCGCCAATGCCTTTGTCCTGAGTGTTCGGGTGATAGACCTCGTCCCTGTACACGAACATGACGATGTCAGCGTCCTGCTCGATGGCGCCCGACTCGCGCAGATCGCTGAGCACCGGACGTTTGTCTGGACGGCCCTCACAGCCACGATTGAGCTGGGATAGGATGATCACCGGGCAATCCAGCTCGCGAGCCAATAGCTTGATCTGGCGGGACATGGCTGTAACGTCTTCGGTACGACCCTTGCCCTCTCCCTCGACGAGCCCGAGGTAATCGATAACCACAAGGCCAAGCCCACCCATGCGGTGGGACTGACGACGGGCAATTGAGCGGATGCGGGGCATGGTCATGACCGGCACGTCGGACACCGCTATCGGTGCATCGCGAAGCCTAAGCACGGCAGCGTTCAGCTCTGTCACGTAGTCGTTGCTGCACTCACCGGTTTTCAGCGACGGAAGCGGTATGCCTCCGACGGCGGCGAGCAGGCGATCCATGAGCTGGGTCTTGCTCATTTCCAGACTAATGACCAGAACCGGTTTTTTCTGGTTGATGGCCACGTCTGCCGCGATGTTCATCGCTAGGGTTGTCTTGCCCATTGCAGGGCGCCCGGCAACAACGATCATCTGGCCGGACTTCAACCCTTGCGTGAATCCATCCAGATCAGGGATACCGGTACCGAGACCGTCAAAGGTCACGCCTGCTGCGAACTTGTCGAGTCGATCCTGCAGAATCTCGACGTGCGCCATGAGGATGTCACCGACCATCTGGCATTCACCTTCACTGCCGCTGCTGTCGAGGCCAAGGACGATTGATTGGGCGAGTGAAATCTTGTCCTCGATGCTGGCCTCTTCGTGCGCGAGCTCATTGATGCGGTCGGCAGCAGAGGACATCAGCCGGCATACGGCGCGGTCGCGGATGATCTGTGCGTACGCTTTGGCGTTGGCCACGCTCGGTGTGTTGGCCTGTATCTCGCCCGCGTAAGCCATGACACGGGTGCCGCTAGGCAGTTCGGCGCGGCGGTCACTCAGCGTGATGACGTCGATTGGATGCCCATCGGCGTGCAGCTCAAGGATCAGACGATAAAGATCAGCGTTGTCTTCCCACGCAAAGGCGGCCGCAGCCAGGTCCTCGCTGAGAACGTCGATCAAGTGAGGCTGGCGAAGCATTGCGCCCAAGACGCCGTGCTCGGCTTCAAGACTTTGAAGTTCCATCATTGGGCTGCCTCCGACACTTCGCGAAAGACTGCGCGACTAACGAGGGCCTCAAGACGCGGCGCGACGTTGGCGCCACGGAAGAACACCTGGCTCCGGTTGTTTGCTTTCTGGAAGAACGGGAGCCAGAAGCCCTGCCCGCTCTGGTGAGCCGGCGACTCGTTCCAGCGCTCGGCGATCATGCTGCGCAAAACCTTGTCGCTCGCCACGGTGACGGCCGGCAGATTTGGGCAGACCTTGTGGTACAGGTCGATGATCTTGTCCACCGGGACACCGGCCTCAGACGCGCCACTTGGATTCTTCTTGAATTCGCGGCCCAGCCAGTTGACCAGGAAGCGGCGCCAGTCCTTTTTCGGCTTGCTCCCACTGGCCCAGGCGGCGGCACGCTTGATCTCCGCCTCGACGTCGGTCGGCGAGTAGGCTTCCGCCCACTTGGTGATCAGAGTGGCGTCGACTTCGAAATCTTCACCATCGAACGAAACCAGAGCTGCTGGCTTTTCGGTTTTGATTTCAGGCTGGGTGGGTTCCGCTCCTTGGGGGGCAGTAATCTGTTTCGTAGAAACAGTTACTAGGGGTTCTTTCTTTGTATAAAGAAGGGAGTCGTCGGATTTGGTCTGTCTCGCAATGCTGACGACTCGGGCCGAATGATCCGAGTCGGACGATATGGTCTGATTCGGACATTCATTTTTGATGTCGTAGAAGATCCATTCAGAGGGGTCGCTGATACCGATATCGCCACGGGCTCCGCCAACGCGGTAGAGAACCCGGCGCTTGAGCAAGTGACTGATGGCCTTGGAAGCGACGTCAGGATGAATGTTGGTCGCCTTGGATATCTCGGTAGCCTGGATGCGAGCTTCGGGCACATGGAAGCCTATGGTGGCTCTGGCCACGTACAGTGCAACCTTCAGCTCTCGCCCAGGCAGATCGACAACCATCAAGGCTTCGATGAGCTTGTTTTCCATCCGGGTGAAACCCCCGGTGATTTTGAGAGGAATGACATTGTTCATGGGCGAGCGCCTTCCGACGACGCCAGGAAAGCCTGGAGATGATCAAGGCATTCGCGCACGAGCTTATTTTTGGATGGCTTGGAGTACTGGAAGCGAATCTGCTTCGCTGCGCTCATTGCTGCATCGAGATGGAAATTGCAGCGCGCCACGTTTTGCGATTGCAGAAAACGTGGCGCGGATTCGTTTGAGGTATTGCCTTGAGTTATCTGTTGCATTAGAGTTGCCTCAAGTGATGTAGCAATGAACCGGGCCGTGAACCCGGTTTTTTTGTGCCTGAAATTCAGGCGTTATAGGTGTCCGGCGCATCCGTGGTAATTTCGAATTTCCACAAACGAAGGCCAGGAGGCTGGACATGTCTTTAATCGATACCCAAAACTTCAACATCACCTGCGGCGAGTGCGCCCACCAATTCCCTCAGTCGGTTGGTGACCTGAAGCTCAATGACCGAATGACCATCTGTCCCGAATGCGGGAATAGCCACCAACTCGACAAAGCCGGGTTTGAGGCTGCCGTCGCTGAGGGTGAAAAGCAGATCGAGGACCTTCAAGCGAAGGTGCGGAGCGTCGGCGAGAACCTGTTCAAGGATGGCAACTAGCTCTTCCAGTTCGGAAAGTCCGGGCTGTGCTTTGATCTGCAACTTCAGTTCGGCCTTCATAATGGTTCCCCTATATCTGGTTAGCCCCTTTCGAGGGTCTCTTTCGGGTTGATCTGGTAGAGCTTCCCTTTCGGGCGCCTCATTAGGGCTGGGCCGCCCATGGCAACAAACTCAATCCCGATTGCCTCTACGGCTTGTTCGATGCTCCAGCCCTTCTTTAAGGCCAGAGCGGATATCTTCGTTTTTGCGCCAGGGCTTAACCCCTCGTAATCGAATTCAGGCATATAGCCCTCCATAGGGTCTTTAAGCCGCGCTAGACTTGCTCTCGTCCTTGCTCAGCGCTTCGATTACGCCGTTCTCGACTGCCCACTCGATAACCTCAAACAGGTATGTCGCGTGCTGTCGTTCTGCGCGCTCAGCAGCCCGACCGAGGATTCGGTCAAGGGTTTGGTTAAAGCGGACCTTGCGGTCCTTGACGCGCTTGTGGGACGGGTTGCCATAGGCCATGTGAGTGAATCTCCTGTGATTGATGAAATGGTTTAAGCGGCTGTTCTTTTGGCGGACTGAACTGGAAACGGGCGCAACTCTTCGGCGGTGAAGGAGCCGTCGCAGTGCTCGATCACGTACACGTCGCGGCCAACTCGGAGAGCCTTATTCAAGGCTCCCTGAGTCATTCCGAGCAGCACGGCAGTCTTTGTCTGCCCATTGGTTTCGGCGAATTTGGATAGCGGGATTCGGCTCATAGCCATTCCTCCATGGTTCTTGGAGGCAATTATTGCCTTGGGAATTGAAATAAATCAATGCCTGCGGAATTTGTTAGCTAATACCCACGGAAATACACTCGCCCGCCATGAGCAAAGAGAAGAGAAAGCTGGAAGACTGGGAGCTCGCAGAATGTGCGGCCCTGAAGGCCCTGGTACTCCAGGAGAACTTTTCGCGCCCCAAAGAAAAACGGATCACGCAAGAAATGGCCGGCGCCGCGCTCGGCATGAACCAAGGATCGTTCAGCAACTATCTGAATGGCCGACTGGCCCTGAACAAGGACATAGCGGTCGGCATTTACAAAATCTTCGGCATACCAGCCGAGCTGTACAGCAAGCGCTTAGCTGAAGAAATTGCTGATGTGGCAAAGGTCTACACCGACAACGACTATCAAAAGAATGATCTGTATGCCCAGGCTAGCCCTGAGCACCGGATGGCTGTAGACGATATGGCAAGCAGGATGCTCGGGATGACAGAGGAACAAGCTCTGAAGCTCAAGCAAGCAATGGACTTATTGATGCCATCCGATGACCCAAGAAAAGATTGACTACCCGCCTCTGCTTCCTGGTGGAATCCACGACTACACGCTGGATTCTCTCAAGCCACTAACCGTCGATAAATTCCCTGATTCCGCCAGAAGGAAAGGTCTGTTCGGAACCCTTGGTATATACTTGGAAATGCTGGAGGCCACTGGATTTAAGGGTTCTGCATGGATTGATGGGTCTTTCATGTGCAACAAAGAAGAGCCCGAGGACATAGATCTGGTGCTGGTCTATGAGTCAGAATCTCTCGACAATATTTCTGAGTCTGCTAGGCCAGTCCTGAACGGACTTTTCGATACGCTGACCATCAAGACACGCTTTAACCTTCACGTTTTCCAGGTTCGAACGGATGACGAGCGAGGGGTCGAGTATTGGAAAAGGTTCTTCGGAACTCAACGAGACGAGGTGACACCTAAAGGTCTTGCCTCGATTGGAGTTAACCTATGACTGAGCAGGCAAATCGTATCGATTGGCTTGAGCGCCAGCTTGCTCAGGTTGACGAATTTATTGAGCGTGATTCGGAAGCGCTTGCACGGTCTCCGGGGAAATACTCGTTACAGGTGGCCCTCAATTCCTGGAAATCGCACCAGGACGAATTGCATCAGGAGCTCCGTCAAGCCAAGGCGAGCCTTCAACTTGAAGTTGTGCAGCTCCGACTGATTGGCATGCGAATGGATGGCAGTATTCCATTGAAGCTGCTCAGCAAGCTTTCTGACTCCTTCAATCGCGCACTTTCCTATGCGGCCTACCACCTTCGCCACGGCTCCAATCCAAAGAAAGGCATTCCTGAGAGCTTGGCGAGAGAGATGGATCTCAGGCTTTCTGATCTGGCATTTGGATCTACCCGCTTGATTTTCGCGGGGAATGTGGCTCCAGATATGACTGGAGAGTCCATCATGGAGGGTGCGCTTGAGCAGATATTCGACGTGCTTAAGGCTCCTACTCATGATCGGATCAGGGAGCTGGTCGCCGTAATAGGGGTTCCAGCGACAAAAGCCTTGAGCGATATGCTTGGGGTTTTGGAGGCCAGCAAGATCGGCGCAGAGCTTTCCTGGCCGGCCCCTAACTCCAAGGTTTACCACTGGGGCGGCACCCTGGATGCGGTACGCATAACCCATGATAGGCTTTCCGCACACCAAGACATCAAGCCCGAGCCGACTACTCTTTTCGGTGTAGTGGCAGATCTTAAGGAAAATGGAACGATCTACGTCAGGAGTGGCGACTCCAAGCAAAAGGTGAGCTACAACCGCCAGCAGTTCCCAGAGATCCAAAAGCTCAGCCTGGGAATGCCAATCTCCATCAAGGTAATGAAGTATGTGCGGTACGTGGCACTGGAAGACAGAGAGATCATCACGTACAAGATGATTACCGAGGACTAAGCCCTTATCGCCTAAAGAAGCCCGCCAAGTGCGGGTTTTTTTACGTCTCCAGAAAATATTATTTCCTCAGGCATTGACCATCAATAATTCCCCAGGCAATATTACCCCATCGAGTCACCCAACAGGGACTCGCCAGGGCCTCAGGGCCTGAACCGCTCTTTAAAAATTCAGAAGACGATCCCGCTGCGGAAATAACAGCGGGGCCGCCTGTCCGGCAAGGACAGGTAGGGCCGACTCAAAGGCTCTGTCAAAAACTAACTATTGGCCGCTACGCCTCTACTGGAGACCGGCGATCTGATCTGACCTACCGCCACGGGAGTGACTTTGGCGCTGGAAAGAAACGCAGGGAGAACCTGCGGCAGACGAGGGATACCTAACCGTGTGAATGACCCAGATATGCGTAGCGAGACAGCAATACACGATTCGAATTAGCGATCCCGATAGCCTCGGCTGGGACCGCCGGACCTCATGCACCCTGCCCCACTCAATCGGGCATTCAGAGCTGTAGCGTGCATGTTGTAAGGACCTGTGATCCATGGCGAACAGATGCTGTTTGACGCCGTGAGGAGGAAGCTCGCCGCCCACCCACGAAGACGACCGGCCAGCCCTGCAATCAGCAGCGGGCAACGGGCCACACCGATGACGCAACAAACCCAGGCTGTCGCCAGTAGCGGGCCTGGGCTCCACAGATTTACTGATGCCGCTTCGATGAGGCGGCATTGGAAATCAACGGAGGGCAGCACGATGACCGAGGCAGCAGCTACACAAACGAAATGTACGTATTGCGGTAAGCCAGCCGAAACGGTGGTTCGCCGCAACATCCACGACCGAACTCGCGACCCATACACCAACCGTCAGGTGCTTCGCACTCGAGAGTTGCCTTTTTGCAGCGCTGAGCATGCAAGCAACTATCAAATGGGCTGCGAAGGCTGACGGGCCTTTTCACTGATGCACCTGGTGACGGGTGCATTGGGAAAACAACCATGAGGTGCCTGATATGCCGAAACGGGCTTATGAGTGTGACGCCTGCAACGAGGTTCACGAGCACGAATCCTCAGCAGAGGATTGCTGCAGACCTCAGGTCAATGCGGTCTGGCTTTGCGACGTTTGCGAGGGCTCGCATGATGACAAAGAAGACGCTGAGAAATGCTGCGTCGGAAAGGTCAAGGCGCGCGGTTTCGATACTGTTCGCTGTCCTGCCTGCTTTCGAGATCAAGAGCTGATTCAGCACGCAGTCGAGATTGAAGTGGCCGGTCACTGCTCGGAATGCAATCCGCACTACACGATTGAGGACACGTTCAAGATCGCCGACCTAGTGGATCAGCAGGTTGCGGAGAACCTTGACCGCTCAATGTAACAACCAGCGCCACGACAGCCTGATAGGAGGTGCGAGTGAAAGACGTTCCAGTAGAGAAAATAGCTGAGCTTCTGTACTACGACCCTGATACCGGGCTGTTCGTGAGGAAGCGTTACATCGTTGGCGGTGACAGCGCTGTAAAGCAGCGCCTCGACCATGATGGATACCTTCGGATAAACGTGGCGAAGGGAACCTTCAAAGCCCACAGACTAGCTTGGGCGCTCTATCACGGAAGGTGGCCAGCCGGAGACGTGGACCATATCAATTGCGATCGCGCCGACAACCGAATCGTAAACCTTCGGGAGTGCAACAGGAGCCAGAACTGCCATAACAGCTCTTTGCGCCGAAACAACAAGTCAGGGGTCAAGGGCGTTTCGTGGTCTGGTCGCCGAAAGAAATGGCACGTTCAAGTCGCAGTCAACAGAAAGATCCACAACGGCGGTATGTATGCAGATATCGCCGAGGCGGAAGCAGTTGCTATTGCTTTAAGGGCTCGTCTCCACGGCGAGTTCTCGAATCACGGCTAACTGCCCGATCCTCTCTATGAGAGCGCATCGGACTGCTCTCCACCTTTCACGGCAGGCTTGAGATTGTTCAAGAACCTCCACCGGAAGCCTGAGAGCAGTCCGATGCGGACGAAACTGCGGCCTATAACCGCCCACCTGCATCAAATCCCAGAAGCGGTTGTTATCGAGCGCTGGCGAACTGAACACGGCCGTGGAACTCGGCGCCGGAGACGTGACCGGCAAGCAGATGCGGCGTTGAAAGCTGGGTTGAACGCTTCGGCGGCCCTGGAGAAACGCAGGTTAATAGGCGCCAGTTTTGCTGGTTGCTCCTCCGAGCGGTCGTCCCGAAAGGGTCCGCTCTCGCCGGAATCGCGCCCGGCCATCTGCACCCACCTCCCCGACCAATCCCGAATGCACTCCCCTACGCGCCCAACGGCAACCAGCGGAGCGAACGAGTGCATCCGGGTTTTGTTGGATAAACCACATGGAGCAAATCATGGCCGAGCAACGAGCGCCGTATCCACGGTCGGCAGACAACGCTGATCAGATGAACCTGCCCGAGGGCAAGACCTGCGGCGACTGCGTGCACTGCAAGCGCTGCACCGCGATGTTCGGCCACATCCCTGCGGATGAGTCGTGCGACTGGAGCCCCTCGCGCTTTCGTGAAGCCGTTCTGGCCACCGCCTAACCCCAAACACTGGAGGTCGTCATGCACAACTGCACCGACACACAAGCAGTTTGCCGAGGTTGCGGGCTGAAGCTGCGCGGCTCGCCATCGTGGAAAGGCGGCCTCGCCTATCACCCCGAGCCGAAAGGTGAAGTCCACCGCTGCCATTACGGCGGCTGGGTCTGCTCGCGCCGCTGCGATATCCGCGCCTGCGTCGAACTTGAGGGAACTATGCCCGGCTGCGGTGGCGTGAACAGTTACGAGCGGCTGTCCATTTACGCAAAAGAGAGCATTGAGCGCCATTGGCCGGAGGCAGCATGAACGCAGCACTGAAGATTTGTCAGGCCATGTACGACGCGCAGTTGCCTCCGGCGGTGAGCGAGCCGGACGATCAGCGCGAATGGCTGGAAAGCGCCGCTGAACAGCTGGTGTGCGGCTCGGATGTGGAATGGAAGCGTCTGTTTGGCCCGGTGCAGAAAGTGACCTCAGCGCAGTATGCCGAACACCTTCAGCTGCACCTAAATCAGCGCCAGATCGACGGGCTGGATGATCGCGATTCGTTCGCCAACCTGGTGCTGGCTGTCGTGGTAGGCAGTCCGGCCGAGGCGCTGACACACGCCAAGCGCCTGCTAGGCACCGAAAGCCCGGTCACGGAGTTGGAAACGATCGCAACCGACCTCCTCCGTCCGCACGCCGCCGAAGCAGTGGCAGCTGAGCGCGAGGCTGTCGAGGACGACAAGTTATGAGCAATCAGGTAGCACTGGCCCGGCTGGGCCTTGAGATCGCGAAGATGCGCAAATCCTGCACTCCGGTACCGGATCGCACCTTCGTCATGGGCATGATCGAAATGGCGGAGTTCGCCGAGATCATCGACACGCCTACCGCCAACCGATATCGCAACGCGCTGGACGCAAAGTTCGTCGAGCGCAGAGCGCTTCTGCAAGGAGTTTCGGCATGACCACTGCACCGGTTAAAACGCTTCTCGATGAGCAGCTGGAGGAGATTGAACGAAGCCTCGCAGTTATCGGTGCGGGCATCCCCCGCGAACTTCCTGTTTCGGCGCTCCCTCCTCCGCTGGTAGCTGCCATCAAACAAGGCCGCATCGCCGTGAGGGCTCGACCATGAATCTCGTCTACTGGATTCTCGTTGCGGTTCTGGTAGCAGGTGCAGGCGCTTACGGCATCGTTCGCGATGGCCAGGGTACGTGCCAGGTGCCGCGATCCACTACCTACCACGTGTTCCGATGACCAGCCTTCAGCGTGCACGTCGTGTGCTAATTCGACGAGGCTCGTTTCGAGTCCTCTCGATTTACACCTTCCTGATGCTGCTCAGCGCCCTCGCCGACCGCATCACCTCCTGACTTTAAACTTCAAGCGCTGCGCACGCCGCGGCATCAGATCGGTATTGCCCATGGAAATCACGCAGGCTCGGTTGAAAGAGCTTTTTATCTATGATCCTGAAACCGGTCACTTCACGCGACGGGTCAAGGTGTCCAACCAGCATGCCGGAACAATCGCTGGCGGGTCCAACAACTCCGGTTATGTGATGTTGCGGATAGATGGTAAGCGGTGCATGGCTCACCGAGCCGCCTGGCTGTACATGACGGGCGAGTGGCCAGTGAATGAGATCGACCACATCAATCGCAACGGCTTCGATAACCGATTCGCGAATCTCAGGGATGTAACTCACCTAGCCAACTTGCACAACCGCTCCAGCGGAAAGGCTGAAGCTGCGGAGCCCCATGTTTACTGGGATGGCCGCAAGGGTGGCAGATGGTGGGGCTGCTTCACTTTCTGCGGGAAAAGCCACTACACCGGCAGCTCCAGAGACAAAGCCACCGCTCAAAAAATGCTTCAGGACAAAGTTACCGCGTTTTATACCGCCCTCCCGCCAGGGCAATCCCCTTCTTAATTCATTCATGCGGCCCGCACGGGTCGCAGGAGCATTGCCATGTCCGCAAAACAGCAAGTGATCAAGATCGACGACATCAGCGCCGAGAACGCGCCCGCCATTTACGTTGCCGGTGGCCTGGGCCAGTTCTTCGACGCGGTGCAGGCGGAAGTCACCGCCGAAGTGCCAGACCTGACGACTCGCAAGGGTCGCGAGCGCATAGCCTCCTTGGCCGCCAAGGTCAGCAAGTCGAAAACTGCCGTCGAAAAGCCAGGTCGCGACTACCTGAAGCGCCTGAAGGAAATGCCAAAGGTGGTGGAGGCCGAGCTGCGCGACTTCGTCAACAAGATGGACGCCCTGCGCGATGCCACCCGCCAGCCACTGACAGACTGGGAGCAGAAAGAACTGGCCCGGACGGATGCCCACGTCGACGCAATCCAACGTATCAAGGACCTGGCCATCTTCGAGGAGGCGCCAACATCCGGGCACCTCGCCAGTGTCATTGCCGATCTCGAGCTGCTCGAAATCGGCGAAAGCTGGGAAGAGTTCCTGGCAGAAGCCGCCCAGGCGAAAGATCAAACACTAATCAAGCTGCGCGGGCTGCACGCCGAGCGGGCCCGGTACGAAGCCGAACAGGCCGAACTACTCCGGTTGCGCGCCGAAGCTGAAGCGCAGGCTCAGCGCGATCGTGATGCGCAGATCGCCCGGGAAGCGGAGGAACGTGCCCGCCGCGAAGCCGAAGAGCGCGCACAGGCCGAACGAGACGCTGCTGCCCGCCGTGAGCAGGAGTTGCTTGATCAGGCTGCCGCCGCGCAGCGTGCTGCCGAGCAAGCTGCCCGCGATGCAGAGGCACAGGCCGAACGTCAGCGCCTCCAGCTTGAGCAGCAGGCCGAACAGGCTCGACTGGCAGCAGAGCAGGCGGAATCGAATCGCATCGCCGCCGAGCAACGCGCTGAGCAGGAGCGCCAAGCCGCAGTGAAGCGTGCCGAGCAAGCAGCAGAGCAAGCCCGGATCGAAGAGCGCCGCCGCGCTGATGCTGCCGCAGCTGAAATCGTTCGCCAGCAAGAAGCCAGGGAGCGCGACGAATCGCATCGCCGAGCAATCAATCGTGCCGCTTTGGAAGCCTTCATCGCCGGCGGCATGCCTGAGGAGTGTGCAAAGCAGGCAATCACCCTGATCGCCCAGCGCAAGATTCCCGCCATTTCAATCAACTACTGAGGTCGCCATGTCTACCGAAATCATCATGCCGGATCAGCGCCGGCAAGCCGTCGTGCCGATCTCGACTGACAACGGCATCATGGCGGTCATCAGCCGCGCAGCCGCCGATCCCGCCTGTGATATCAACAAGCTTGAGCGCTTGATGGAAATGCATGAGCGAATGCAGGCGCAGAGCGCGAAACAGATCTACGACGAAGCGCTTGCGCAAATGCAGGAAGAAATGCCGGTCATTGGTGAGCGCGGCGGGATCAAGGATAAAAACGGACGCATCCAAAGCACCTACGCACTTTGGGAGGATGTTAACGAGATGATCAAGCCGGTGATGGCAAAGCATGGGTTCGCCATCACCTTCCGCACTCCTCGCAATGAGCGCGGCATCGAAGTGGAAGGCGTGCTCAGTCATCGAGCCGGGCACCGCGAATCCACCTCCATTGTCTTGCCAGTAGATGCCACCGGCAGCAAGAACGGTGTTCAGGCCGTGGCTTCCAGCGTCAGCTACGGCAAGCGCTATACCGCCGGGCTGCTGCTGAACATTACGACAACTGGTGAGGATGACGACGGCAACGGGCCGGCGGCTCAAATCACGCCCCGAGTGACTTCGGCCCAAGCCACGCAGCTGGCCACACTGCTGGAAAAGTGCAGCGATAAGGCCAAGGAAGCTTTCAAGAAGATCCACGGCGCCCCCGCCTCCGTTGAGAAAGCGGTATTTGATCAGGTGCTGGGAATGCTCACCAAGTCAGCAGCGCAATACGCCGCCGCTCAGGAGAATACAGATGCAGATAATCACTGAGGTTGAGCAGGGTTCGCAGGAGTGGCTGGCTCTGCGTTTGGGCATCGTCACCTGCTCTGAACTGGAATGCCTGCTGGTCAACGGCAAAGGTGAGGCCGGCTTCGGCGCTGGCGCCTTCACCTACATGAACACGCTTATCGGTGAGCGCATCACCGGCGAGGCTGCCGATCCTTTCCAGGGGAATCGACACACTGAACGCGGTCATGACCTGGAAGGTGTTGCGCGGAAGCTCTACGAGCAGCGCGAAGAGGTCGAAACCAAGCAGGTGGCGATCATCCTCAACCATGGCGCTGGTTACTCTCCGGACTCGCTTGTCGGACCTAAAGGACTGACGGAAATCAAAACAAAGCTGCCGAAGTTTCAGGTGGAAGTGATTTTGTCCGGAGAGATTCCGAAGGAACACGTACCACAGTGCCAAGGCGGTCTTTGGATCTCGGAGCGCGAGTGGATCGACTTCGTCTGCTACTGGCCGGGGATGCCGTTATTCATCAAGCGCGCCTACCGCGACGAAGCAATGATCCGCAAGCTCTCGGAGCGGGTGAAAACTTTCTACGAGATCCTCGAGGATCGCATGAACCAGGTATTGGGGATCGCAGCATGATCAGCAACCACCTCAACTTGGTGGAGCAGCACCGGCCGGACGCTGAGTCGATCTCTGAACGGGTCGCCCAGTTCCTGGCCGCCGGCGGACAGATCGACCAACTGAAAAGTCCGCCGCGCAATCCGCTGCCTCCACCCCGCTCGAAGAAAATAGACCCTGAAACGGTCCTCAAGCGGCGCCCGAAGCCGATATCGGCTGCTGACCGGAAGGCGCTGCGCAAGATGGCGGATTCGCTATGAAATCGAAACGCAAACCCAACAACGGTTTCGCCCGGGCCGAGCGCAGCTGCCGGGCGCTGCTCAGCACCAACCACGTTGCGGTGGTGAACATCGACCCGAGCGGCAGCCAGATCATGGTGAACTGGAAGAACTGCCGGCAGATCCGGAGTCTGGCGATCGCCAACGCCCTGTTCGACTTCTCCTATCACTGGACGATCTACATCGGCGCCATGTGTCGGGACGAGCGCAGCGGCGAGTACATCAAGTCCGTGGAGATATCGCCAGAGGGTATGTACAAGGTTGAGCGTCTGACGGACGCGATCGAGCATCACTACCTGGAACTGCGCAGCACCTGCAACCCGAACCACATGGTCGCGTCGGGATGGATCGCCATCCCGGCCGAGGTGTCGCTGACAGAGGCAGAGGCCGCGAAGCTGTTCCTCGCCGCCGGCGCCTGGCATCAGGTGAAGGTCGCAGCGTGAAACGAACCACCAACCGGGCGGCCACGCGCCGCCGACAGACCTGGCTGGACTTGCCGGCCAGCGGAATTGAAGAGGTAGGCCATGGCCGAAGAGCAGGAACTTGCGCCGGTCGATCCGCCGCTGACAGCGGAAGCCATCAAGCAGCGCAAGAAGCGCGAGAAGGCAGCGGCGAAGGACGCTGCATTGGGCGTCGAGAAGTTTACGGTTGAGGTCGCCGGCGTATTCAAGCCTGACCTGAAGGCGGTCATGAAGGCTCACGGCTTCAACAACCAGCAGGAGGTGTATCAGAACCTGCTGCGGAACCTGATCGCCGCCGACTTCGAGACACAGGCCCAGATGCTCAAGTGTGTCACGACACCTTTTGTTGTTACTGAAAAGGTGTCGCGGATCATTCAGGCCGCCGGCATGAAGTCTCTGGCCGACGATCCACCAGAGCCTGACGACGAAATCGATATCCCGCGATAACCCCTACCCTCGCTGCGCATCCGGTCACGGAGGGCGGCGCCTGACTGGAGTATCAGCCTTGAAATTAGAAATCAAAGAGCTGTACCGCTGCGGTGAGTGCCGCGAGATCCATGACGATGAGGACGAGGCCCGCGAATGCTGCAGGCCGGCCGTGTACACGCTCTACGTCTGCCCGGTGTGCGCCGAGAATCATAATGAACCGGACGAGGCGATGTCCTGCTGCAATGCAGACGGAATCAGTTGCCCTCAGTGCCGACGAGATTACCCGTCGATCTCTATCGATTACCAGGCAATCAAGATCGCCGGGCACTGCAACGCCTGCAACCCGCTATTTACGATTGAGCAGCAGCTCGCGGTCCAGGATCTGCACTACCAGCACACCGGTAAGCGCGAACACCTTCACGAATGATCCGGCCCCATGCCGGGCCGAACACAAATACCGCAACGATCGGCGTTACGCCAGCTCAGACAAAGCTCGGCGGCTCAACGACTCGGTGCGCCGACTCCATGTAGCCGGCCAGGTCGATCACCTCCCGAAGGAACACGGCCATCTCCAGCTTCACTGCGTCGTCTGGCAGCCCTATCCGTTTCAGCATTGCTTTAGCGTCCTCTTCAATAGCCGCTAGCGCATCCACATCGCTCTGTAACCTCATGTCGGCCTCCTGCCAGTGAGAGATTGCAGATAAATACCCCACTTATACGAATCACGCCAGCCGGCGAGGATCCCCTATGGAAATCACTTACGGCTCGGTCTGCTCCGGCATCGAGGCGGCAACGCTTGCATGGAAGCCGCTCGGGATGCGCGCCACCTGGTTCGCCGAGATCGAAGCGTTCCCCAGCGCCGTGCTGGCCCACCACTACCCGAACACGCCGAACCTCGGCGACATGACCAAACTCGGCGCCTTGGTGCTGGCCGGAAAGATCGCAGCACCGGACGTCCTCGTCGGCGGCACCCCGTGCCAGGCGTTCAGCGTGGCCGGCATGCGGGAAGGCCTCACCGACCCGCGCGGCGCCCTCACCATCAAATACGTGGAGCTTGCAGATGCAGTTGACTATGTTCGCGCCGGCCAGCGAAAGCCCGCCTGCGTCATCGTCTGGGAAAACGTCCCCGGCGTCCTCAGCGACAAAGGGAACGCCTTCGGATGCTTTCTTGGCGCGCTTGCTGGGGAAGACTGCGAACTGCAGCCTTCAGGGAAGAAATGGCCGGACGCTGGTTGTGTGTATGGACCCAAAAGAACAATCGCGTGGCGGATCCTGGACGCCCAATATTTCGGCCTGGCCCAACGACGCCGCCGTGTGTTCGTTGTCGCAAGTGCTCGAGACGACTTTGATCCCACCGAGGTACTTTTTGAGCGAGAAGGCGGGCGCCGGGATACTGCGCCGCGCCGAGGCGAGGGGCAAGACGTTACCGGATCAGCTCCTTTCGGCCCTGCGCTCCAGTGCGGATGCGGATACACCTTCGACGAGTCATTAGGGCCGTATGGTTGCCCGAGCTGCGAGGGCGACGAAGGGCCAGCGGTTGGCGTGCTCTGCGGCGTGCCGGCCTTCGGTGGCCACAGCCTGGCTGGATCAGTCGAGCGGTCGGCAACACTCACCGCCAAGGACAGCCGGCTCGACGTGGAAAGCGAAACGTTCTTCGTGGCGCCGACGCTCGCCGGCGGCGCACGCAAATCTGGCGGCTACAGTTACGACGACGTTCCGGGCGTTACCGCGACCCTCGATGCGAGTTACGGTCGACTTCAAGGCTGCTCAGGCCAGGACGCCAACCACGGACACAGCCACCTGGTGGTTCACGGCACACAAGATCCGGACGTCCGCGATGAACAAGCCCACACCCTCGGCCGCAACCTCGTCGGCGGGTCAGGCGTTCGCCGATTGTTGCCGCGAGAGTGCGAGCGCCTCCAGGGCATGCCCGACGACTACACGCTGATCCCGTGGCGCGGCAAACCTGCCAGCGTATGCCCGGACGGCCCGCGCTACAAGGCGATCGGCAACAGCAAGGCCGTGCCCTGCGTGCGCTGGATCGGCCGGCGCATCCTCAAGCAGATCACACCCAGCCCGTACGGATGATCGCGTCGATCAGTCTGATAGCGGCTGCGATCAGGTTCATCAAGTCAGTCAGTTTTTTCATGCGGAAGCGCTCAGGCGTTGTTGATAGCCAGATCATTCCGTCACGACTCCTGCACCAGCAATAAAACGCGTGAATTACTACTTATCCACCGCCCGGGCATGCCCCGGCATAGGACGCCCCATGCCCACAGAAAACATACCGGTCGAGCCGTTCCTGCGCGAAGACCGCTACATCGTGATTAAACGCAGCGACATGGAAAAGCTGCCAATTGACCAGCGCCGTAACTTCGCAGGCCGCTGCCGAGCACTGCATGAGCAGATGTTCATCGCCGGCGCGCCTGCTCGTTCATTCCTAGTGATCGAAAGCGACTGGCCTGAGTACGAGCCCGTCTGGCAAATGATTGAGCGCCGAATGGCCGGTCAACCACCGGTGACAGCGGCAGAAGAACTCGACGCGGTGCTGCACTGGCGCGACAAGCATACCCAGGCCATCAAAGAGCGTGACGCTCTCCAGCAGCGCCTGAACGCAGCGGATCAGCGGATTGATGAGCTGACACCACTCCATATCGAGCACCCGGAAGGCAAGCGCGAGCGTTTCGAGAAGTGGGTGATGGCGACCAAGCACCCTGTGTTCGGCTTTCTTGATGGCCGATCCTTGGCCCGCGGCGACGATCGCACCGGTTACGCTGACAAGTACGTGCAGGGCCTTTGGGTTGCGTATCTGGCGTTCGGCGGATTCGCGTCCCGTGACGACTCGATCGCGTGGCTGAAGCGCATCGACGGTATCGGTCAGAACCGCGCCGAGCTCATCTACTCAATGGGCTTCCGCCGCCTGGCTGATTAACCAGATCCCGACAGGAGTACATCTGTACTCCTGTCGCAAAATTACTCCCTCCCCCTTCAAAGTCAGCCGCTATAGCGGCAAGGACGAACTCGCCCATGAAAAGAACAGTCGTGCTAACCGGCAAGGCAGTCGTGAACTTCCGAAAGGTCATTGAGAACGTCGATGACGACGAGGTGGAGGAGCTGCTGGCAAGCAATGACCACCGTGAATCGCAGATTGACGACGATGATCTGCTCGATATCGAGTGGATCCATGACGAAGTGGATATCAAGGTGACGCCATGATCGCCACCCTCTGGTTCGCCTACCGGCCCACATTGAGGCTCAGGCGATCTTACTTATCTCACACTGAGCGTCACGCTTCGGATGCTTGGCTATGCAAAGAAGGTATGAGCGCCAAGCCTTGAATGCTAACTGCTGCCTATCAAAAGCTGCCTGCCATTGCTCACCGCCGACAAGCTCGATGGGAATGGACATCATTAGCTCAGTCGCAAGATCAAGCTCCTCGACGAGCGCGCGCCCATTAGGCATATCAAGAATTAGAGATCGCATAGCTGCCTATCTATTTTAGGTTATTGATCGACCTTCCAAAGCAGTAAAAGTTCTTGGAAGCCCAGCAAGGGCGCGATCGAAATATGGTTTTGTGATCTAGAACCACTTTTCGCAGGCAAAACCCTACTCCCAATACTCCTACATGCCTGCCGGTGATCGGCGGGCGAGGTATCCCATGTCAGATTTAATGCGAGCCCAAGCGTTTTGCATCGCGGCCCACTGCGCCGTCGGCCAGAAGCGCAAGTACACCGGTGAGGATTACTACCTGCATCCGATCCAGGTTGCGGAGCTGATTCAGGAGCACGCAACCACCTTCACCGAAGAAATGATCATCGCCGCGCATCTGCATGATGTCGTCGAGGACACTCAGGTCGAGCTTTCGATCATCGCGCGTCAGTTCGGCTCAGTGGTCGCCTCCTACGTTGAGCAGTTGACCGATGTGTCCCGGCCTGAGGATGGCAACCGGGCGGCGCGCAAGGCCATCGATCTGGCGCACACGGCGCTGGCCAGCCCGCAAGCGCATACGATCAAGCTGGCCGACCTGATCAGCAACACGCGCAGCATCGTCGAGCGAGACCCGGTATTCGCCGTCACGTACCTGGCTGAGAAGCGAAAGCTGCTTGAGGTACTGAAGGATGGCGACCCGAACCTTTACCGGATCGCCCGCGACCTCGCCTATTCCGCATAACCCCTTCCGCCGCCCAGCGCGGCCCGGAGCAAACATGAACACAGCATTTCTACTGATGGCGCAGTACAGCGGCCAGGCCATCATCCCGCTTGAGCGGGTGTGCGCCGATTACTTCAGCCACCTCACACCGGAGAAAATGAAAATGAAGGTCGCTGCGGGTGAAATCGACCTGCCACTGGTTCGCATGGAGAGCAGCCAGAAAGCAGCCCGAGGCGTTCACCTAAACGACTTGGCCGCCTACCTCGACGCCCAGCACGGCCAGGCGCGCTCCGAGCATGAAAAGCTGATGGGCCGAGCTAAGCTGCGCCGGGTTTCTTGATACGCTTCCGGGCCTCAACCTTGGGGCCCGCTATTATATTCTCCAACCATGGCCAATCCTTGTAAGGGTCGCCATTTCCCCTAAGGTGCGTATAGCGCCTCATCGAATTCCAATCCCGGTGGCCAGATACAGAGGCGACTTTCGGGATATCCCACCCCATTTCGAACAACCTGCTCACGCCGTCATGGCGCAGGTCATGAAAATGCAGATCGTCGATTTCAAGGAAGTTGCATGCCCGGGTGAATGAGGCAGACACCGACCGGGAGTTGTACGGGAAAACCTCATCTTCAATCTTGGGCATGGACTTCAGGATGCGCCAAGCCTCATCGGGAACATGGCACCAGACGTCGTTGCCGTACTTCTGGCCGGGGTTCTTCATGTCAGTGATCAATACCGACTGACGCGCCTCGTCCATGGCATCCCAGCGGATTCGGGTTATCTCTTCTTGGCGGCGAGTCGAGAACAAGGCGAAGGCCGTGACGCGCACCATGTCGATTTCCTGCTTGCGGCGGTCGCGCATTTCCCCGAAGTATTTCAGGATGGCGTCGAGCTCTTCGAGGGTCGGCCGGCGGTTGCGCTCCTTGCTTCGAGTGACGGCACCCATCTTGCGCAGCACACGGCGTGCATCCGGCATTGCCATTGGGTCAATGTCGAAACCCCATGCAGGACGGGCAACAGACAGGACCGCGCCGAAGTGAGCCAGGTCATTGCCGACCGTCTGCGCCTGAATGCCATCTTTCTGCATTCGGTCGTTCGCGTACTCGACGATCTTCTGGCTGGTGATCTCCTTGTCCATCAGCTTACCCAGCCAGGTTTCACCTATAGCTTTCAGCGTTGCGCGCTTGGTCTTGCCCAGCGGCCGGAGTTTTTCATATTCCAGCAGATAGCGATCGATCATTTCCTTGACCGTCACGCCTTCCCGCTTCGACTTGGCGATAGCCCCAGGAGCGGCCATTTCCGTCTCAATTTTCTTCACCCAGTTCTGCGCCGCGGTCTTGCGGTCGAAGGTCTGGGTTTCCTGATAAACTGTCACGCCTTGCTGCATGATGCGGACTTGCGCGTGGTACGCCGTCGAGCCGTCTTTACGCTTGCGAATCGAGATAGAGCCCAT